CTGCGCCCCTTCAGGAAAGGGTGCCTCTTCCACTCGCACCGGACCTTCTTGGGATTCGTACCAGCGATTGAGGTCAAGGATGTCTTCAGGTGTTGCGGTCTGAAGCCACTCCCACACCTTTATAACGCGCTCATCGCGGTCGATTCCCACCCCTTGAAGGCGGTGGGAAAGTGTGTATGCGCCCGACCCTAAGAAGGGTTCCCAGACTCTCTCCACCCCGAGTGGAGGGGATTCTAAGTAGCGCAAAAGCCTCCCCTTGTTACCGGAGTATCGAAATGGGCTGGTGGGCCTCACGAATGGTACCTGAGGCGGGACTCGAACCCGCACACTCTATGAGCGAGAGATTTTAAGTCTCTTGTGTCTACCAATTCCACCACTCAGGCTTGATCTTTTATCGTTATCGCCCCAGCTTCTACGAGGCGCATTGCTGTCCTTCCAAACCATCCTTGTAGTTGCCAGGCCAGCCCAGTATCTATGAGATGCTGCCAGGCCGCCAAGTACTCTTCGGAGCTCTCCGGCTCGGTGAACCCTTCGGCAATATCTATGGCTTGGGAGTTTGTCATACTAATCAACCTATACCCTTACTGTATGTAGAATGCCCCCCCATACGAACATCAACCCTGGAAAGAAAGTTGGGAAAACAAGTGGATATCTCCAACCCTAAAAACATTGTCATTGGAGCCTTCGCCCTTCTGGCGGCAGGTTCCGCAGGATCAATGTTGGGCATCACTATCGAGCCACAGGAGACCACCACTTTGCGGGTAGAGAGAGCGCAGCTGGAGATTCAAGTTGCCTCCCTGGAAGCGCAGTTAGAAACTCAGGAGAAGACTTCAGAGGAGCGGGTTGTGTTGTTAGAAAGCATCATTGATGATTGCCAACGTCTTATCAATGTCTCAAAGGAAAGGCTGGAGGACCAATGAAATTCCGCTTCATTCCCCTGTTAGTGTTAATGATGTCACCCTATTGGCTGGGCGCAGCTACAGCCGATGATGATGCATATGAGTCCGAGTTAGATACGCTCCAACAACGGATTGAGGCGGCCAAGCAGGGGGAACAGTCCCTAAGTGCCAGGGAACGGGAATTAGAGGCGCAGCTGGCCGCGATGCAGAAGAGAGCCGAGGAAGCTGAGGGTAAGCTGGCAACTTGTCAAGCCCGTTTGAAGTCCCCTTAAAGCTCTTCTATCACCAAGTCTATCCACGCGGACCCGGTAGGGCCTAAATCCTTGATGGTGATGGCATCCTCCCCCAACCCTTGCTCTAAGAGATATTCCCGCACCACATCGCTCAAGGCTTGGCTATAGCCCTCTTCTTTGCCCTCTTGAGCGTGAATCTCTACCCTCACCTTTATCTGGGGATGTTTTTCAACCAGGCTGGCTACTTGTTTGAGGTTGGCGAATACGCTGTCTGGAAGTGCCACCACTTGGGGTTTGGGAGGTACCACTACGGGGGTGGGGACAACGGGCTTAGGTTGCGGACGCAAACTGAAGGAAACAAGCCCTCTCAGTTTAGGCGTGCCCGGTTGATTGTTGATGCCTATCCCTATAGCGGGTTGCACCACCACCGGGCCTTTCTCGAACCTCCCTCCCAATATCACTTCCGAGGGTTTAAACTCCCCGATCACTTGGACCCATTCGGCGCTAAAGCGAGCCTTTTGAGGACCCAAGTACATACCGGCCTTAGCACGGAATTGAGGTGCGCCTTTATAGAGTGCGCCTACCGATCCGGCCACCCCCCACTTAGGGCGAAACACGCCCACGGTAGCGTCCCCGTCTACCCCCCAAGGGTCGCCTGGAATGGCGGGGAGTAAAGCGCCTGCCCGTAAAGAGGTGCCGACTACAGAGCTTGAGGCTGTAAAGCCTGCTGATAGTCGGGGAGAGATGATGGAAGGTGCATTGCCAGGAATGTATTGGAGGGGGGCGTCACCACCTACCACAAAACCCGCCTTTGAAGGTCCGAATCTCTTTTGGAACCGAAAATCGGTATGGGCCAGATGGTCCACAAAGGCTTCATCACCGGTTTCAGAGCGGTACACTAAGGGAGCCCACGCATAACCCCCCGTCACTCGAAAGGAGGAGGGGGCGCTATCCATAGGGGTGTCTATGGCATTAAAACCATCGCCAAAGGGTACGCGGTAGGTTTGAGCGTCCACCCCCATGAGAAGGGGGACAATCAGCAGAAGAGGCCATTTCCTTTTCGGACGCCTCACTAAGAGACCGATCAAAAGCAGCCCAGTCAAAGAGATAGGCCGCATGCGGGAAGAAGTTGAACATCCCCAACCCCCGGCTAATTCTTTTGGAGGCTCAGGAGCAACATCATCTGAGGTGTCGGGCTGCCCGCTATCGGTGGGGAAGCCTGTGTCCTCGGTCTCTCCGGTGTCTCCGGTGTCGGATATTCCGGTGTCTCGGTCGTCGATTGGATCGCATGGATCCCCGATTCCATCTCCATCCAAGTCTTCCTGATCCGGGTTTGGATCTTTCGGGCAATTATCAACATCGCCGCAGACATCATCGTCATCAACATCATTTTCAGGGTCATCGGGACATTCATCTTCAGCAGTGCAGATTCCATCGGAATCGCGGTCATCAGGATTATCTAAAGGACACGGATCGCAACCCCAAGGCTGGCCGTCCCCATCAGCGTCGATGGCGTCGTCATAACCGGGACAAACGTCCACGTCTCCGCAAACACCATCTTCATCCTCATCATTTAGCGGATCATTAGGGCAGTCGTCTACGTCATCGCATAAAAGGTCGCTGTCAGTATCCCCGTAGGCGTCATCACCGTCGCAAATATCGCAATAGTCGGGAACGGTATCTCCATCCGCATCACTTAAATCATCCCCGCCAGGACACGCATCGTCTGAATCGCAAATCCCATCCCCATCCGAATCATCTAAGGGGTCAATGGGACACGGATCACAGCCGTCTGGAACTGAGTCTGCATCACTATCTGTAGAATCATCGAACCCAGGGCAAATGTCATCCGAGTCGCAAGATCCGTCACCATCGGAATCGTCTGCGGGATCCGCAGGACAAGCGTCACAGCCGTCTGGTGTTCCGTCAGAGTCACTGTCTACAATATCGGAAAAGCCAGGACATACATCGTCTGAATCGCAAACGCCGTCACCATCGGAATCGTCTGCCGCGTCCAAAGGACACGGATCACAGCCGTCTGGAACGCCGTCCCCGTCCCCATCTGCGAAGTCATCAAAACCGGGACATATATCGTCAGAGTCGCACGAACCATCGCCGTCCGAATCATCAGTGGCGTCTAACGGGCAGCTATCGCACCCATCGGGAGCGCCATCAGAATCGGTATCCACAGTATCCGCATACCCAGGGCAAATGTCATCTGAATCACATACGCCATCCCCGTCTGAATCGTCTGGGTTATCTAACGGACATGGGTCACAGCCATCAGGAGTCGCATCGCTGTCCGTGTCCACGAGATCATCGAACCCAGGGCACAGATCATCACTATCACAAGAACCGTCACCATCAGAGTCATCGAGAAGATCCAAGGGGCATATATCACAAAAGTCGGGTACGCCGTCCCCATCAGCGTCATCACCGTCTGTCCCACCTGGACAAATATCATCTGAGTCACAGACGCCATCCCCGTCTGCGTCATCAGGGTTGTCCAGAGGGCACGGGTCAACATCCCCGCACACACCATCCCCGTCAAAGTCGTCTAAGGAGTCAAACGGGCATACATCGCAATCATCAGCAACACCGTCACTATCGGCATCAGCTAAGTCATCAAAGCCAGGACATGCGTCCACACCGTCCAAGACAGTATCTCCATCATCGTCCTCATCGCGAATAGAGGGGATACCATCCCCATCTATGTCAGTGGTGAAGTCCTCGTCGGAATCCAAAACCCCGTCGTTGTCCGAATCGGTTTCCAGGGCGTCTAACACCCCGTCCCCGTCGCTGTCCACGCCACTTCCAGCGTTCTCCCCCGCCACACAGGTAGGGGATACGTCCACATCTCCGTCGCACCACCCGTCCCCATCGGAATCAGGATTAGAGGAGTCAGTGCCTATGGAGTCCTCAATTGTGTCATCTATGCCATCGTCATCAGCGTCAAGGTCAAGAGCAATAACACCACTTTCAAAAAGTAGAACCCCAATATCTTCCCCGATGTGGCTTCTTTCGGTGTCATTGTACCAATCCTCGTCTATGGCGTAGCCTAAAGAGGTGGAGCTGAGAGAACATACGATGGCCCACCCGCCGTCATCTTCATTCCTACTATTCATCGACACTACAGCAGGAACCGTAGAGCTGAAGGAGGATATCAAGGTCTCGGTGGCACAACCGTCATCCTTACCAATCGCACTGGAAGATGCGCTCACCACAAGGCTTTCCCAGAGAACGGTTGAACCGTCTGTTGCGGTTAGAGATCCCGTGGCGTTAGGTGTGATGGCGATCCACCCAATATCCTCATCAATGGTTACCGAGCCGGGAATCGCTTCGGAGCGTTCCAAGGCCACGTCGAACCCTGTAGTGCTCACGCTCTCAACTGCAACCGTTAGGAAGGGGGTGGAGTAGTCTGAAGGGACCGCCCCTGTCTCATTTTCCGTGGTTTGAACCTGGGTAAGGATCGCCGGAGGGTCGGCAAATGATGCCCCGAAAGTGACCGGGTCCCAAGATCCTGAAAGGCCATGATTTGAAGCGTACTGCTCGGTTGTGGTAGAGGTGATCCCAGCAATAATAAGGGAGCCGTCAGGAAGGCCGTGTACCCCTTCCTCCATAGCGATGTAAGTCATGTCTACGGCGTAATGGGTAGGCCCGGAGGTTCCTTGGGCCTCGACGATCTGAGCCTCAAATCCGGTCGTACTTACGTTTTGAATGCGAATCGTGAAGGGCTGGCCTCCGGTGCTGGGGCCTGGTGAAGCGATAACTACTGGGGGCGCACTAAAGGTAGTCCCAAAGGTGACCGTTTCCCAGAGTTCGGTGGTAGCCGACGTGGTAGAAGGAAGGGCAACCTCAGCAGAGTCCACTTCCAAACCCCAAGCAGGGGAGGAAAGCAAAAGCAATAATAGGCAACTCAGCCTATTCATCTTCATCCTCTTCCATCGCTCTACGCCATTTCTCCAACTTTCGCACTTTCCGCTCTAAATCATCGCCGTCAAAGTCAGCATTTAGCGCGAGCTTCTTATCCATCTTGCCCATGCGAGACTTGAGTTCCTCTACTTCTGCCTTCAACTGTGCATGAACAGTCTGACAAGGTCCAGGAGATTGTCCCTCCATTCCCTTAGACTTTGCGTCCATCTTCATTTGAGCCATTTTCTGCTCATGCTTCTGCTCTGAGTGCTGCCTATAAAACTTCCATGCAGCTCCGCCACCAACTACTGCCAATATGGCGAGCACAATAGTTAGCGTGGGATCGGCTCCGGTGGCTTGCGTCAGCTCGCTGAATTGCTGGGTAAGGGGGTCTTCGGAAGGTTGGACCTCGTGGGCTGTGGTCTCTTCCACCTCGGTTGAGTTTTCGTCAGGCATGGCATCTCCATCTTGTATAGGGGTTTCATCTATTCCAGAATCTGCCTCAGCAGGCTCGGGTAGGGGTTGCGAATTGGTGGCACCCGGTGGTTCAGGCTCGGGTTCGGTCTCTGGCTCTGGCTCAGGCTCGGGTTCTGTTTTGACTTGCGACTCAAGCTCGTCAGCGATTTCGTCTGGGTCGTAGGGAATGCGAATTCTTGCGCCCCCTTCCAGTTCGCAGTCAACACTCCATTGGTCTACCCATTCAGAAGACTCCCCCAATTTCAAGGATTCCTGAACTAATACAGACGTTGAGCCATTTAGGAGTTCGCACTTTTCCATTTACTTGGAACGATATAAGATTTTCACCGGGTATTGTTCCGAGAAGGGAGGTGTGTAATGCACCGTGTTTTAATGGTGGCAACCTTAGTTTTCTGTATGGGCTGCCCTAAGAAAGATGTTATCCGAAACCTGGAAGTCTACCAGGCTGAGGTGAAGCAATGGGATACGTGGGCCGTTAAGCAGGCTTCCCACCTACGGACGTTTGTAGAGACCCATTGCGATTGCGCTGAGGCTAAATTTGCTGAAGCTCAGTGCGAGGAGGCAGCGGATTGGTTGCTTACAGTAGAGGCTCGCCATGAATGGCACCGTCAGATGGCCTTATACAACGCCTACCTGATCGAAGAAGAGCCACCATCCAACCCCCCCGAAATCTCTCCCTCCACCTGCCCCCTCTCAGAAAGGAAGTAGAGCATGGCCCACCCTATTGAAGCTCTTTTAGATACGGTCATCGACCAGGCGGGTGATAGGAGTAAGGATCTCTTAGAAGAGGCACAAGAAGCCCTGCAAGATTTGGCGCTGGACTCCGATGACCCTACTGGCAAGGTAGTCCTTTCCCTCCTTTCAGACGCTGTAGCCCAATATGGGCCTATGGGTATTGAGATGGGACAAGATGCAGTGCGCCAGTTGTTGGCTGGGAAGTCCCCTGATATTGACTGGGCTAACCCCCGCACCGCATCGGATGCCGTAGCCCTTCTCCAGAACGCGGAGCGCCATCAACGTAAGAGGGCGCGAGAGGCTTCTCGAAAGGCTGGCATTATCCTTCAAACCCTGGGATCCCTTCTCCTCCAAGCAGCGTTGAAAAGCCTTTGAGACAAGTCCTTTGCCAATGCGGAACCGTCGTTGAGGTGTTCGAGGGAACTACGCGCCAATGTCGCATTTGCGGCACCACTCATGGCTCGGTTCCAGAACGCCCTCCCCGACCCCTGCCTCACTTAGTAGAGACATGGTCGCCTTGCGTGACTTTGAGGCGAGATGGCCGCTCTTTAGTAGTGGTGGCTACCCAAGATATTCCTAAAGGCCAAATCTTTGAGAAGTCTCCCACTATGTGGTTTGACCGCCCTTCCGAAGTAGCCAAGATGGTCCAATTGAACATTACTATCGGAGGGCCGAATCCTAAGGGCGTGTATTTGGCTCCCGCTGTCTATCAATGCAAAATGGTAGACGGGACTTATGAGCCCAACGCACTCTCTCAAACGTGGGAGGGGGCTGTTATACCCTTAGGGTACGGTGCTCTATATGAAACCGGGGTAGGAAGCACCGTTAATGCTAATGGGCGACTCCTCTTTGAACGTCACCATTTGTTTGTCGAGTGGTACGCCACTAAAGACATAAAAGCTGGGCATCAGATTCGTCAAGGTATGGGAGCATACCCTCGTGAGTAAGGTGTGGAGCACAGTAGTAGAGTTGGACTTCCCCATCGAAGAGGCTGACATAAAGCCCATTTTCGATGACGATGATCTGATCGACTACATGGGAAGAGCGCACAGACGTTTGCAAGATATTATGGGAAAGATGAAGAAAGATGGGGCCATTACGCATTTCCGAATTCGCAAGGTTCCACACCTACACCCGCCGGAGATTGAATGAAGCCGCCATCAAAATGGGACAAGGATCAACTGGTTCGAGTTCGCGTTAATCTTCCGCGCCGCGAGTACGAGGAGTTGGAGCATATGGCAAAACGAGAGGGCATCTCGGTGACTGACGCTATTCGACGCGCTATCACCTCGGAGATGTACTTCAAGCGCAAGGCTGATGAGGGTTGTAAGCTCCTCTATGAAGATCCCCGAGGGCAACTCTTTCAAGTGAAGATTCGGTAGCGTGTCGGATGGGATTACCGAGAGTCGTCGCACCGTAAGAGAGCCTCAAGAGGAGCCTTACGTTGTTGACTTGAGCACGGAAACTCCTGCTGAGGTTTGGGTTCCCTCGGCAAATACCTATGATCCCAACCCGAAGCGAGAACAAGTAAGAGGAACCATCGCCTGGTTCCTCTTAGGGATCTTGTTGCTAACCATTGTCTTTGCCTTTACCGCTCTCGCCCGCACTTGGACCGAATACGATAACATCAAGGACATGTTAGGCATTCTCCTACCCCCTATTACAGGGTTGGTAGGATCAGCCATTGGTTTCTATTTCGGAAGGGGCACCGACTAAGCGGTGGCCTGCGCTCCGTTTTCTGACACGGGGATGTAAGTGCAATCATCCTTCTTGGCGTGTACTGCTGTCTCCAACATCTCAAACGCTACGGCATAGGGGCATGCATTAGCGTTAGGACGGCGATCCTCTAAGTAGCCGTACCCATCCTTAGCCGTACCCAGCGGGATGCGGATAGAGGCGGTACGGTCGCTCACGCCATACTTGAAGTCCTGGTAGGAGCAAGTCTCGTGTTTTCCGGTGAGGCGCATCTCGATCCCGTCCCCATACACGGCCAAGTGGGCCTGAATACGCTCTACGTCTGCGGCAGCTTCACACCATGAGGTGATCTCTTTCATGCCACCCTCTTCCCGCATAGCTTTGGTCGAGAAATTGGTGTGCATGCCGCTTCCGTTCCAATCTCCGGGAACAGGCTTGGGGTCGAGAGTAGCGTTGATGCCGTAGTTCTCCCCGATGCGGTAGAGAAGCCAGCGAGCCATCCAAAGATGATCCCCTACCTCAAGGGCCGTGCAGGGTCCGATCTGGAATTCCCACTGACCGGGCATCACCTCTGCGTTTACACCACTGATCTTGATTCCTGCGTCATAACAAGCCTGAAGATGCTTCTCTACCAACTCACGTCCGTAGACCTGATCCGCACCCGCACCGCAGTAGTAAGGGCCTTGGGCCGGGGGGTAGCGACGATCATCGCCAAACCCCAGGGGTCGGGAGCCATCAAACAAAACGTACTCTTGCTCCATGCCGAACCAAGCATCCTCGTACCCTTGTCGAGCCGTGAGAAACTCACGCACCTTGGCGCGATTATTGGTAGGGTGCGGGATTCCGTCAGCCGTGAATACTTCACACATGGCCAAGTAGTGGCCCTCCCCCCGTACCGGGTCGGGAATCACGCAAACCGGCTTCAGTAAACAATCCGAAGAGTCCCCATCTGCTTGCTCGGTTGAACTTCCATCAAAGCTCCATTCAGGAAGATTCAACTCCTCCCCTTCCTTAAGGTCGGGCAAAACCTTGGTCTTCGACCGAATAGCGTGGGTTGGGGTGGCTCCATCAATCCAAAGATACTCTACAAACATACTTCCTCCCAAAGTGTGCGGCCCAACTAACTTTGAAACCGCACTTCGACTAAGCACTTTCAGCTTTTTCTATCTCTTCTAACAATTCTCTAAGAGTAGCCGACCGGAATCGCTTTGCCACCCTCCTACGGGACGCTGTGCGCGCCACCTCTACGAACTTGAGAGGGTCGAAGGACAGCTCATCTTCCCCGTCCAGTAGAGCCTCTCTAAGACTATTTGCGGCCCTCCCTTGGGAGAAGAACCTCAATAAGATTTGGGGGTTGATGTAGCTTCCCCGCGTGACCGCGTCAGTATCATGACTGAGAGCCTTTTGAGCCTTCCCGATAGCTTGGTCGAGTGTTCTCACCAAAGCCTCTACCACCTTGGCTCTCAGCTCTTCCTCTTCCAAGTCAATAAATTCCCGTACCTCGGCTTGAAGGTCAATCTGGGCTTTTCGGATCTCATCAAACACCACCTCTGTAGCCCGCAGCTTCCGAAAGTCGGTGGGAGAGATCCCCTTGAAGTTCTGCCGGAAGTAGGCACTGAGGTCTTTGGCGGTGAAACGATGGCCGTCTGGGGTGACGAAGATGAACTTGGAGCCACTCTTCTGGGCCGACTCGACCAGGCTCTTCAAGATTTTAATGACGTTCCCATCACTCAGGGTGGCGACATTAGTAGAGCTGGCCTTCCCCACGAACTCCAACTCAGCAAAGTTGTCTCGAATGAATCGAACATGGGCGGGTCCCAACGTCACCGCTCCAAATGTCTCCACCGGTACCTTTTCCCCGTTGATGGGGTCTCGCACTAAGGTCACGTTGCCCAACTTGCCGGGTCGGATTCCGGTTTCCATGATAATAGCGGTGACCAACGCAGCCAAACGGGTGACGGGGTCTCCAGAGCGAATGTCTTTCTTGACCTTGGCGACGATTGAGTTGTAACGCTCAAGCAAGTCTCTCATCGTCTCGATCTTCTTAGCCATGGTCTTGCGCTGGGCTACAAAACGGTCAGTGATCTGCTGAACCTTTCCGTCTTCGTCTACCTCGACCACCAGATTGTCGGGAAGGAATGCCCGCAGCTCCTCTGGAATCATCGCCTTTAGGGGTTCCTGGGCCTTCCCCAACTCCCGGGCACGGTAGGCCAGAATCATGATCCCTTCGAGTTTCTCGAATGCCTTGTTGATTCCCAGCGTTCCCAGCCCCAGGTCTCGAATCATATCCATGGTGCGGTTGCGCCATGAGTAGGCTTTGGGGTCGATACTGTCCGGCCCTACCCACTTATCAATAAATCCGAGTACGTCACCCCGCTCTTTGAGTGCAGCTTTCAAGAAGCGGGCTTGCCTCTTAGGGTTGTCGGGATGGGCAGCTTGGGCCTCTAACACTACTGGGTCGAGGGCTTTGACAAGCGCACGTAAGTCCCGCCGAGCGATCTTCTTCTTATCCGAGTAGGACTTTACATCCTCTTTGGACCAACTCTTTAAGCCAGGGTGAAGTGGCATCTACCACCTACTTGCCCCATTTCTTGACGTACTCTTCAATGCTCTTGAAGATGTCTTGGGTGGGAGTTGAGAGGGGGAAATTCTTTTTGTACTTGCCGGGATGGGATTCCATTCCCCCCACCACTTCCAACTTACCGCTTCTCCAGAAGATGTTGAAAAAGTAAGAGTCACCCTTCCCCTTCACCTCGGCGCGCACGCCGTAGGTTCCAGCAGGAGCGGTTTGAACCTTCCCTCCCAGTAGGCGTCCCAACTTCTTAGCTTCTCGGCCCCAGTAAGCGGAAAGGGCTTCAAAGGATGAGCTGGGCGCAGCGGTCTTGCTGCTGGCTCGCATGTCTCGGTGAGCTTCCATACGGCTCACATCACGTGCGATATCACTATCCCCCTTGAGGTCAGCAATTAGGTTGCGACACATCTTACTAACAGACTTCAACTCTCCGACATGGAAGCCTGCTCTCTTGAGTTGGGCGGCCAACTGATCACACTTATTGGCCGCCTTGACAAGGTCTTCTTCTGCGGACTTTAAGAGCTTTTCAGACTGGGAGGCGTGGCGGGTGGCCAATCGTTGAGCAGCTTTCTTGAGGTCGGCTACCTCTTTCTTCATCTCACCCATCTCTTTGACCTCCTTCTCGATCTCTTTCAAGACCTCTTCCTGCTTGGAAGAGAGATCGTGACCTTCAGCCATTTGCTCTAAGACGGATTTGAGAAAGTCATTGTCTGGCTTTTTCTCTGCCAGGGCTTTAACTTCCTCGAATTTCTTTTTGATGTCGTCAGCTGTGCGTAGCATAACCATTCCTAATGAGGTTACACCTAAATGAGATAGCCGTTTTATTGACCGCCGCCGTAGCCGTCTGCTGCCCAACCTCCTCCTTTTAGGGAGAAAGAGGTTCGAGAGATCATCTTGGTCGCATTATCCCCCTTACATTTTGGGCAGGGAGGGACCACTTCTCTCTCATCATGCTTCATAAGCCTCTCAAACTTATGGCCGCAGTCTTCACATTTGAATTCAAATAGGGGCATACCAGTGCGCCTCCTCGTCTACATCATCAATACCCTCTTCGTCCTCCTCATCCTCTTCGCAGTCAAAGGGGTCTTTGAAACAATCCCTCACTTCCCACTTAGCTTGGAGTTGGTGAAGTTCTCGGGCTTCGCGGGTGAGGATGGTAGCACTTCCATCCTCACCAACACTTTCCATATAGATGCTCAAGGCATCAAAGAGGCGAGAATAGTTGTCCTCTTTCGCCCGATCTACCCTAATTATCAAATCTGATACAGCATTCTTCAAATCAACGAGAGGGTCCATTCCTCATTTATCCTTTGGCGTCGCAACGCTCCCAATCAGCTTGCGCTTTTTTATTTTGCATAAGGGTTTCAGCTACAGAAAAATCCCAACTAACCTTTCCGCACGGGTTGTCTTGTACTGGGTCGAACCAAGAACAGGTGGGGCAATATTGACTCGGCCACACCACGTTCTCCTTGCCCACCCCTAACAATGATAGGCGTTCTACCTCTTGCCCCGAGGTCTGGCCTTCCATTAAAGTGAGGGATACCGTACATCCCCCCTTTTCCAACAGGGACTTAAGGTTAGCCGCTTCTTGGGTAGACAGGACCAAATGACTGACGGTGGTTCCCCCGTCGTGGTCCACGGCAGGGTTCGCAGGAACCGCTATTTGAAAAGCACTCCCTCCTTGAATCCACAAGGTGTAGAGTTGTTGGTCAGTCACTACTCCGTGCCCCGTCTCTCCATCTCTCCAACCACTCTACTTCTTGAGGGGTATGGGACTGCCCGCCGTTGCACACTTTGAGGTCAAACCCGCCGGGATACTCCGGAATGGGATCGGAATACGCCTTCACGCTTATGACGCGCCCATGTTGATCCCTCCATGACGATCCGTAGCACGATGCTCTCGTTAAAGTGGCTGCCACTGTATTCCGCACGTACTTCAACTCACTTTCAGGCGTGAGAAATACCAAGGGGCGCGTAGACCCCTTCTCTTTATGGTGGATGGTTCTGCATACGCAATCGGATGAAAGTCTCATGATGCCCTCTTGTAAAGATTCAAAGTCCAACCAAATTGCCGATTGGAGATGCCGTCAAAGCGAACCACCTCCACTAAGAAATGGTCCAGTCCTTGGCTGGCCGCTTCCTGGGCAAAGTAAGCTGTGGCTAAAGTGATAGGATTACACCCTTCCGAGATGTCTTCCGAGCCGAACACTTGCAGCACCCACCGAAAGGATTTCAGAAGGGTGTCAGAAGCGCCAGCTGAAACCCTCAAGCCTCGTTTTTCCAATTCCCCCACCAATTCTCTTTCGATAACCGGGGCGACAGAGCGGCGTCCTTGGGTGGTGGCTATCGCCAGATAGACGCACTCTCTTTGTTGCTCAGGCGCAAGTAAGGCTGCTTCTGTAGGGAACGCATCCACTTGTCTTAAGGAGGGTAGCTGACCCGCCTCATAGCCAGGAACCCCCGTAGGAGCCGGGAGCTGGGGTTGGCCTGAGGGAATGAGGGCTGTCTCCTTAACATGTTCCTCTAACGCTAATTTCATCTCTTCTCTCACTTCCTCAGACGCCCTTTTGAGCATGAGCCCAATCAAAACTGGATCGGAAGAGGTTGCCTCTACAGGCACTGCGGGAGTGGCGTCTGGAGGGAGAGGTCCCGAGCGAAACTCTGGAACATCCCCATCTACTGATGCCCTCTCCATCAAGGCTGCCTCATAGACTGGGTTGAGCTGAGGAACGCCCGTGGAGGTTTCCATTTCTATGGGGCGGCCCACCTTTTCCATGTCCTGAGGGGACATCAACGCGGTGAGCTTAGACCCTTCTTTAGCCACGTCTTCTAAGAGTTGGGCTTCGGAAAGCAGGGAGAATAGATGGGGGACCGCCTCCTCCATCGTCAGCTCCCCCGACCTGATTTGCTCGTAAATCTCTTCCGCTCCGGGTACCCTCGCAACGAGGTCGCTTACCTTCCCCAAGAGTTGTAGAATATCGTCTTGCTGGCTCATGGCTATTCCGCTTTGAACATGTCTAAGACAGGGGTGGATTCCCCTCGTTGCCGTACCTTTCTACTTTGAGAGATACCCTCCAAGCGGCTCTTAGCTTCGGGCAAAGAAGCAATATTCACATCTATTCCGATGTAATTTCTCCCGTGGTCCAAAGCTGCACTTCCCGTGGTAGCGGTTCCTGAAAAGGGATCGAGAACCGTGGCGGGCCGAAACCCGTCATTATGCCCGCAGCTGAGAATCCAACACCCATTCTCAACACGGGGAGGCGTGCCGCAAGTGGCACAAACCCCCTTTTCAGGCGTTGAGGCTAAGATCATCGGCTCTACTAAGTCATAGGGCCACGGGGATACTGACTTACCCAAGTAGGAGCCCAAATTGACTTTCCAAACTGTTCCCTTGTTCTTCCCCTTAGGGTGCCATGCCTTTTCTAAGTCAGGGCGTTTAGCCCACCCTCCAGCCATAATTGTCCCTTTGTTGTAGCCCTTTACGTGCTTCTCATCTTGAGACTTATGAGCCTCCCTCAAAGGATCGGCGTTGTAGAAGTATTGACCCCCGCTCTCCGGGTGTGCCAATAAGAAGAGGGTTCCGTGGGATTGGGATAATCTATCGGTATGAGCGCCAAACCCTGTCGGGTTGTCGGGAGCCCAGATAATGTCATTACGAACAACCCACCCATCTGCCTGAAGAGCTAAGGCTACGCGGGTGGGGATGAGGCCGAGTTGCTTGTTGTCAAGGTAACGGTCCCTCACGTAAATCCACGCCGTCCCGTCCTTTCTCAAGAATGTCTGCACTTTTCGCATAGCCAGGACGCAGTGGCCGATAAACTCTTCCACTGTGGCTTCCATCCCCAGCACGCTTTCTTGAGCGGCTACTTTGATAGGCCTGGAATCGACAAAGGGGGTGTATGAAAATCGGGGCCATTGGACCGCCTCTCCATCCGATTGTCCAGGGACGGGAAACTCCGCGCAAACCACATGAACGCTATGGTCGGGCAAGCGAGCGTCCAGTACAGATGACCCATAAATAAGGGTAGCTGTAGGGGACTTATCGCCTAATTTCGGCTTCAAGTAGATGGGTTCAACCATGTGACCTCCACTTAAACATTAGGGTTTAGGGGTGTCGGACAACCCCCCAACAAAGACTATTCTCATGGTGTTCCGCTTCCCGTTCCGTCGAATACGAACTGCGGACTTTTCAGGTACTTGCACCCCTCGCGCTTCCAGGGCTTCCTTGAGGAGTTGGACTATCTCGGGTTGTTCCAAGACGATTTCCATCACTCTTCCCCAAACAATTCTTGTAAGTAGGCCACCTCTTCCTCCATCTTTTGAAGAGTCTCTTGATGCCTCTCCCGGTTCAAGGCAGCCTTTTGCTTGGAGGTGAGGAAAGTGGACTTCCACTTCGCATATTTAGCGGCCTCCTCTTCTTGGGAAGCGCAATGTTTCATCCTTACTCGGGCATAACACACCACGCTTATGCGCTCATAATCATCCCCTACAGGTACCATGGGGGTGTTGCAATGCCACTGATGAACGTCCATCGCAAGGAAGTCTCCCGTCCTGACATCTACAGCCACCCGAAACTTGGGAAAGCCTGTGTAGCCCCCTTTGTAGGGGTCTCCCTCAATAACGGTGAGGTTCCCAAACCCTTGGGGGAAGTCTCCCGCGTCTTTGTGGGCGGCGGTTCTCCAGTTACGGTTCACAGTAATGGTGGTGAAGACAGTATCCCCTAAGGTCCAGCCGTTAGGGGAGATACCCGTATCCTCCACGAATTGCTTTTGGGCCAGCCATCGTTGGGGAGCTTGGTTACGAAAGCACTGGCTCACCGCTTCCAAGTATGGCACTGCTGCTTCAGTGCGGCCAGGGTTGGCTTTGGTGTAGCCAGTCTGACGACAGAACGGGTGCCTCTCTTCGGCGTTGTAGTATCCGGCAACCCCACTGTTAGAGAGGTTAGCAATATCTACTTTAGACACGGTGCCGTCCTCAAGGACATATCGGGCGCGAGTGCCGCTGCCTCCCAGCATGACCAACTTCCCTTTGGCGGTAGCCCGAACTCGAGAGGGGTCAATCTTGCCGCTGGCCAACCCTCGGTTATCGGCTTTCTTGGCTGCTCCCCGAAGGTGCTCCGCAGCAGTGTCGCATAAGTCTTGGGGGATCACCCCTTTCCGAAAAGAGAGTAGGAGGCGATCTTCCACGTCCTCTTCACTAAACATAGAGATGGCATCAGATGCCCCTGGCCGGTAGATGTCGCAATCGCGGTTTACGATGATAGCATAGTGATCCTCATCAATAAACTCCCCGCCTAAGCGATCTACCTCATAATCGGGGAGGATGCCAGGACCGCTCAACTCTATCTTGAGGATGCCTTGCTCTTCCCACTCCCAACCTTCCAGGTCCCCCCGTCTAAAGGGCGTGGCGTCAGATGGCCTCATTCCTTCCCCATTAAGGTGCGGGCACTTTGGAGAATGAGCGTGTCTTCCTGATCCAGGGTTTCCAAGACTGATGGCTCTACCTTCTCAGCCAAAGTGCATAAGACTTTGGCGAATCCCCTCACCTGCTTAGTTTCAGAAGTGATTTCAGCTATATCCTGCTTGTGCTCTTCTACTTGTTTGAGGAGGTCAGCGACTTTTGAAAGGTCATTGCTCTTCAATGAAGACTTACGCGCAAGGCGTTGTAAATTTCGGCGTTGTTTGCGATTGGCCATAAGTACTCCTACCTCCCTCATTACCCGCACCAGTCCATCCCCCGCCCCCCAATAGAGGGTTTATTGCCAGTCAAGGCGAAGGAGTTTCCCCAATGAAAAAGTTCTCTTTATTGCTTATCGGCCTCATTCTTACGGGCTGCCCTAAGAAACCTCTGCCTACCGGAGTGGCTCCTGATCCTACCCCAATCATCATTGTGGGCCTCGACACGGGTGCCCAGTTGAGTGCCGCGTCAGGTAAGATGGCTGAGGAATCGGAAGACTATGTAGGTTGTATGGTCGGCTCGGTGCTGGCCTCGGCCCTTGAGACTGCCAAGGAAGGAGTTGAGGGCAACTTAGACGGTGGGCTCTTACCCAGCGTAGATGTGGATATCAGTGGTTGCCTACCTTTGGCAGAGAAGATGCCTGAAGGTCAAGACGTTCCGGCTATTGTTCAACCCATGTTTGACATGGCCCTTCAAGCATCAAAGGCAGCTGTTGCCGTTTATGGGGAAGACATGGCGTGTGCGCCTAAAGCGTGGACGATGGGAGGGCTGGAGTATGCCGAAGGACTGGTACCAGTAGTTATTGCGGAAGTTGCCAGCCCTGATGGAGTTCTCTCTATCCCGCAAGTTGCGGTGAACTTAGAGCCTTGCGCTCCAGCCGAACCTGCTCCTGAGCCAGAGGCAGAAGGTGATGACGATGACAGCGCCAGTGATGAGGAGAAAATTGAATCAGAGGAAGAGGCTGCTGAGGCACAACCTGCCGAATGATTGGTAACGCCCCTAAGTGCCCGAAGAATGGAAAGCGGTCCAACACCGTCTTCATCATTCAGATTACGTGCGCCTCCATCCTCATCACTTTCGTAGGAGCGTCGTTGACGCTCATCTTTGGAAAGCCAGAGGATCCCAGCAACTACCTGGACTTTGCGGGTCAAGTAGTGTTATGGCTGGGCGCAGCGGGGGGCATAACCGCACCAGCTAAGAAGCTGGGGGATGCGTGGCACGACAAGGGGAAGGCCCAGCCTACTCCCCCCACCCCGGCTCCAAGGCCTGCCGTCAGCAGCGCACCCGCACCTCCCACAACGCCTACAGCAGAAGACACCCCCACCGAACCTGAAAAGCAGTGCAGTAACTGTGGAATGCTTAATCCCGGTGACCCCTGTAGCAACTGCGGTGCCGCACAGTCATAAAGGGTAGAGTCAAGGGGAGGCTACTGTGAAGATCCCCGACTTATGGAATAACTGTTACGATGGCGAACATCGTAAAGCGATGTCTCCGGAAGAGTTCAAAAAGACCTTCTGCGATGTGTGCATGAACTCAGGCTGCACTAACTCTAAAGGTGCGGGTACTCAGTGGATGAAGAGGATGATGACCCAAGAGGATCGTCTCCTAAACAATCCTAATTTCGCCAACACAAGTGATCCCCGCTTCTCTGGCTTCGCCGAGATGGACTTCAAGAACATGATGCAACAAGCGTTGGCCATTGAGATTGCTGACCGCAAAGGGGATTGGGAAATTCCCACCCAAGAGGAGATCGGCCAAGCAGCAGCCGAGATGCTGGGGATGATCCCTCCACCTGCCTTCCAACCAGAACCTGAACCTGAACCAGAACCTGAACCCGAACCAGAACCTGAGCCAGAACCGGAGGCACCCCCTCAGCGTCTGGTAGATGAGGTGGGGCAGACTGACATCGAAGGGAAACGGGTCCAACCTGAGCGTGAGTCTGAACCTGAAGAGGATGAGGTAAAGGGACGCTGGAACGTCAAAGGGGACAGCGGCAACCTTTACACCGTAACTCAACACGAAGACGGCTCATGGGACTGTACTTGTCCGGCGCGGAAAGAGTGTAAGCATATTCGGGGCCTGCAGACTAAGTTGTCGAGAATTGCCCCCGAGCCAGTCACCGAAAATCCAACACGTCCTCCTCCTGGAGCTTTCACCCGAACCCCTCAGGCTATGAACACCGCGCAACCTTCGGGCGGCGTGCTGTTAGGAGGACCACCGCCTCCCCCCACCCCCGAAGTGGATCCTTGGGCTGCTCCCCCCACCAAACCTAAAGAGCGAGTCATTGAGGTTGGGGGAAAGGTGACGTTTGGAAAGAAGAGTTAGCTCAAGCTGAACTGATCTCCTACCACTACTAAAGTATGGCGATCCTCTTTCCATGCTTGAGCTACAGTGCGGAAGAGAGCGAGAGTTGTTTCGCTTCCTCCTAATATAGGAGGGTCATAACATGCTGGTGGTCCCGGTTGCTTACGGGTTCCACCGGGTCGGCAGACACCCTCATTCCAATCAATACAGTTACCGGCCATAGCGCACTCTCCCTCGGCCTTTAGGACGCGCCGTGCCGAGTCTTGGGGGCTACGCCCTAAGACTTCTAAGAGGGGCTGCATAAAGCCGTGTAGGGCGTGAGAGAGGACTTCCCCCGGTATTACCCCAACCCCCTCGGCCCAGCTGGTCCCTCTTAAGGGTTCCAACTCCCCCCAATCCTCATCGCTTCCATTAGTGATGAGAAGGAGGACCTTCTCCGAATGGGCGCGACCATCCCCCATAGGGTCATCGGTGAGGTCAATCTCCCTCATCAGCTTTTACCTGTTTGAAGAAGCGGGATGCCCCGCCCGTATCTGAAATCGAGGAGGTAGGAGCCGACCTTCCAGACCCCCAAATACTACTTACGCCATTTGCCTTAGACTCTCGGTGGTTGTCGCCCAACTCTCCTGTTTGCTCATCTAAGGCTTTTACGGGGCATCCCTCTACGCAGATCCAGTTGGTCCCTGTGACCTTCTTGACCCCCTCGCACCTACAACCATCGAGATGCTGGAGGATCAGGTTGGCGGGCCATCTTCCCCCCACTGGCCTTTCCCCTGTTCCGATGCGGGAAGCGTCAATATTCAAAGCCCCGGTGCCGTGCTTCAGCACGTTCTGGGCTACGGACCCTTCAGACTTAGGTTTACGGAGTACGTGGATCACTTTCATAGCTTGTAGCCGATCACTACGGGTTCCCAAGCAGGCTTCAAAGCGGTGCCCCAGCCTTCCCACTTTTGGCCTTCTTTAGTCGCAGCGGTTGTTACCCGCATGGGGGCTAAGGGCTTATCCTCTCGCAATCCGTGCGCCACCAAATCTCCATCGAAGCCTCTACTGCCATGACGGTGGGCGGGTCGATGGTTAGGGTTTGGCCCCACCGCGATAGATTGCACTCCTAATGATTTGTCGATAGCCTTCCCAATATTCAAAGACTTGGGGAAGCCGGAGCCATAGGCCCAGGCTTCGAGAGATATGTTCTGAAATCCCACGTCCTCCATAGCAGCTGCTAAGTGATGTAAGGTACGGGTTCCACCGAAGGCTTTGATAATCCCTCCGGGCTTCAAAACCCTGTAGGCTTGTTCCAGCCAATCCTTATGCCATAACCGTTGGGCTTCTCCCTCCCCTAAGTCGTCAAACTCTTTCCCCATAAACTTCAACCCGTAGGGAGGGTCACACACAAAAGCCTCTACGGAGCCTTCCGAAAGCTCTTTCATCACGTCAACGCAGTCACCGTGCCTCAAATCAATCGTCTGTAAAGCCAAAGAACTCCCCCATTGACATTTCAGGTGCCTCTTCCATTACCACTTCCCGGTCGGATTTTATTACAGCATTATCCCAAGCCATCGCTCTTTCGTTCCAATGGCGAACACGGGAGTCTGCTATGGCGTGGTACTCCTCGCTCTTTTCGATCCCGATCCCGTCATGGCCGGTGGCTAAGCAAGCGATCATCGTAGTACCGGAACCCATGAAAGGATCTAATACCACGCCCTCCACGCCGTCTAAGACCTTCTCCATGACCTCTACGGGCTTTACCGTAGGATGGATGTTGCGACGTTGCTGAACGCGATTCATACCCACTGTTCCCGGCTTGTCAAACTCGTAGTCTTCGCCGTCTTCAATGGCTTGGCGTGCCCCCCGAGACATTCCAAATGTCTGAACCGGAAGGTGGGTGAGGCCCTCTTCCCTCTCAGAGCGCGATGCTTTGGGCGTATAGTGAATGGTGCTCCCCTCCTGAGCCAAAAAGATCGCATCCCTCACCTCAAACCCCAAGGATTCCGCTTCCGATGCCCCCGTATGTCCCGTGGGCTCATCGTCTGGGGCTATTAAGAATAGGTGCCCGCCCGGTTTTAAGACACGGTACGCCTCATCTACGGCTGACGCATCCTCTAAAACGATAGCGTGTATAGAGGCATCGTCATGCTGACCCCACCCGTACCCTTCCGAAGCATGGATACAAATGCCATCTTCAGGGGTCGCTAAACCTTCCAGATAATTACCAATTGATTGGGTCATTAGCTGGTGGCGTGGGCCGTTCCTTATCTTGACGCGATTGGAGCGCCGAGCGGATGGCCTTTAGAGGGGCATTGGGAAACTGAGCTTTGGTCTGTTTTCGGGTAGGGCATACCTTTTGTGCATTCACCCACTCTTCGACCTCATTTCTCATGTCACGGCTTTCAAACAAGGGTTGTCCTCCTTCATTAGACAGTCTACATTACCCTCGACGCTACCTCTCACGCCCCCCAATAGTTTGTCAATAAAGCCCGAGGATGGGTGAGAGCCTCTTTACTTTTGGAGAACTATAATGGCCAATGCATATATCTGTCGTATGCGGAGTGATATGGGCTCGGGAGCTGCCGGTGAAGCTGCCGGAAACAGCAGCTTTCAGTTGACTGACCTCACTCCCAACTCTTCTCAATACTCTATCTACGAAGTCCCTTCTCGGGGTTTCTATGAGTTTGGTGGCACGGATCTGTCCGCATACGGACAGAGCGGTTACATCGGACCTTTTGTGGACTTCTTGAACGGTCCCAAGGCTGATTGCACCAACACCACCGTCAACCCTGCTCCCCAATGGGCCACTGACGGAACGAACGGCGTGACGCAGTTTGCTTACAGTGGATTGGCTGCCTACTTCTTGGATAACATCGACGCTGGAGCAGGCGGGGTTGCCCTCACTCCGGCCCAAGCTGCTAACTGCGCGGCCCGCGTTATCGTGATCATGCAAGCCGGAACCGCTCTTAACACAGCTGCTATCAACGGCGCACTGGCTGCTGGTGGCGGTGGGGGAACCGGACTTGCTCTTGGTGCCTCCACAGGAACCGTGGAAGAGGTTCTCTCGATCTGCTCCGGAGCGGTGTACAACCTCCCTGCAAGCTCGCAAGTGGAAGCCCCCATGGGAGCGTTCAACGCAAGTCGTCAGGGATCTTTCAATGCCGGCAAGTACCGGACTTTCTACGACACATCGGAGTTAGATGAGTCCTTCAGCGCGGGCGAGCTTTCCGTGTACTCGGATGCTTCCTTCTCTTACTTAGGCACTACTGGTGCTGCGGTGGTGGTCTACGAAGCTGACGGCACTGTTAAGAGCTAAGGTACTCAGGCTCTAAGAGAAAAGCCTCCCTTCGGGGAGGCTTTTTTATTTCCTGTGGCGGATGGCTTTAGGAGGGGTGGAGTCTAAACGCTTTACGCAAGCACATGTCTTGCACTTGTCGCCCATCTCGGTAAGCCCACAGACGCGCTCCCAAACCTTGAGTTGCTCGTATACGTGCTCATTTACTCGGGGGTCGTTGACGCGAGCCACCTCACTACTTCCCCATCTCTTAATCTTGAAGGGGGGCCATACTTTCTTATGAATGCAAGACCACGTAATGGGGCCTTCAACAACGTCTTTCATAAAGTCTCCTGATAAGCAGAAGCTACACGGGAAGCAGATGCTAACCGCACCGCCCCATATTGAGCCTCATACCAATCAAGATACCCGTCCTCATCAAAGTCATCGACTTGAGAGCGTCCCAGACGCTTCACCACAGCGGCAAACACCACATCGTTAAGAGGGAGCCATGCGAAAGAGCCAGGTGGTATAGGGGTGCCGGTGATTGCGCTCAGGGCAGCCGGGAGGACGATGTTCTCAATCACCTCTCCTATTCCGTAAATGACGCCCACTTTCCACCCGTGTTGCTTCACGGCTCTCATGACGGTCTTGAAGATTTCCCGAGGGTTGACAGCTTTCCAAGCTGACTCCATGGCTTTGATGGCTACTTGCTCGGTGACCTCACTCCGGAACTCTTTGATCTGCTCTTGGACTACTTGACGCTTGATGCCTGAGGGGAGGTCTCTCCCGTCCCACTTATGAGCGTTTTCCCAACCCCAACTGTAGCCGAGGTAGTAGTCGTCCGAGTTTCCGCGCTCGGGGTCTTCCCCGGCCCACCCCCGGAGTTTCTCAAAGCGACCTTCCTGAGCGCCCTCTAAGAACTCGGTAACGTCCTCGTCAATCTCTTCCTCGCCGATCCCCTTCACTAACTCAGGAGCGAGATCCCTGAAAATCTCATCCGTCAAGTCATCAATGGGGCCAAACACCAAATCTTTGTATTTCTTGGAAAGCACGCTCCAAGGCTGGACCATCCACTTCAGCCACTCTTTGGCGGCGGCTTCTTTGATCACATACCTATTAGCTACTCGGAGCGGACACGTTCTCACGATCAATCCATATAGATGAAGTCCATCTCGTCTTGGAGGGAGCTAAAGGACTTCCACATCACTTTAGCCATATCACCCAACCGATGGCGTTCTAAGATTTGCTTGATCTTTTGAGCTACGTCGGGACGCCCTGCTAAGGCCAATCCTAACTGACGGAAAGCTGCTAATTGCTTGGGCTTGGACAGGAAGCCTGGTCCCCACGATTCCACAAAGCGGGCTGCTACGCGACAACTTCCGGCGCATTGACACTGGCCCCCGCTCTGACAAGGATGCTCCTCTTCTTCTGAACCGTAGTCCGGTTGAAGCATGAGGGGTTGAAGTAAGACCGCTTCCTTTCGGCCCCTCCAAGCCTTGTCGATTATCTGGGGGACTTTCTTCATCTTGAGTTGGTTGACCGCCTCGTCGAGGCCCGCCTTTTTAAGAACGGCCATCAACTGGGACACCAATTCAGGAGCGTTGTATTTGTTGAAGGCGAGACGCTTCCGGCTAATCTCGGGATCGCTCAGATGGGTGTTGATGTTTAAACCCCGACCCGTACCGCGCCTAAAGAGGTGAGCTACTTCTTTGCGGGAGAGTTGATTATCCGGTGCAGTACTGGGCTTGCCCCTTTCCAGCAGAGACGCGGACCCGTCCTCGTTAACCAGGAAGGGGAGGTTCATCTTTGAACTGTACTGCCCCATGCCCGCAATGTCAGTGTAGTGGGACAAAGCAGTAAACACGGTGCCGGGAGGGGGAGGAGATGCCGCACTTTTGAAGTTGTGGTCGGGCTTCATACGCTTATAGATTCCCATAACATAGGCGTAGTTGCCCTTTTTGCCTTGGGATGCCGCGATGGCCTCTGCCTTCTCCCACTTCTTTTCGTCTTCGGGGGTCTTGACTACATTAAGGGGCATATGAAAACCTCATGACCCCATTTAGCCCCCCAGGAACGCGGATTAAGAGGGGGAGCCATGAGGCTAACTACCGGCAGATATAAGGAATGTACCTAAACAGTAGAATTATTCTCTTCCGGCAGGTCAGAGATCAGGTTGGTAAACCCGCTCAATATGGCGATATTGGGGGAACCTGGCTCTCCTGCTTCCGCACTATTGTTATAGTTCACCGTATTGTCCTCTTCAGGAATACGGAAAATAGAGTCGAAAAAGTAAGCCACGCTTCCGGCGCACATCCCGTCGGTGAATCGTTCACTGTCATAAACATCATCTTCATTTAACATGTCGCCATACGTGGCCCATAGAATCGCGAGGGACTCTTTATCCAGTTGCTCCCTCAGATCCATCAGTTTGATGATCTGCTCTTCCATTTTGGTCCGCTTAAAGTGGATCTCTTGCTTGATCCAGTTTCTTGCTTGATTGGTCATGCGCAAAATCTGAACCTCCTTAACTGCAATGATGGCTCCCGCCCCTCGGCTTTCCCTGTAGGCTAATAGCGTGCCGTCTCGATCAGTGTTGGCCGTATCAAAGCTGTATTTGATAGGCAGAGGGGTCAACATACCGCGTCCTGGTGAGGAGTGCCCATCACTTTCCTCCACCTCTTCTGGAGAGTTGTTCTTGAAAGGGACATCATTAGGACTCATGAAGTAAGAGATGTCGAGAGGGTTGCCGCCCATAACCACGTATGCCCTCACAAGTTTCTCTAAGGCGCTTCCCTCGGGGCCAACCTCAAAGCCTATGCGATTTTCTGTTGCATAGCCGTCCTCATCCACTTCCCAATATATTTTGATCTCTCCAATTCGCTCTCGTTCCGCATTGAGAACTTCCCACCGATTAGAGGCATCACGCCTCTCTTCCAACATAAACAGTCGGAATGCTCTCCACTGCCCCTCCCTAAAACGTGATGAGATTGCGAAAGCCATTACTCCTCCTTACCCATAATGAGCGCCAATAGTTCCAACAGGAATAAGGGAATGCCTCCCGCCGCTACTAACACCCCTGCGGCGTAAGCGCCAGCACCGTCTCCTGGCTTGTTCTCGGCCATCATGAATTCAGACATGATCCCGGAGGTGCCGCTACCCACTACCACTAAGCCTCCAAACGGACCAATAGCAAAAAGCTCCAAGGATCTCAATAAGCTACGAATCCATTCGATCAACGCTTGAAGCTGATAGATTCGCGCTTGAATGCCCTCGATAAACGCAATGATGCGGTCAATAAGCCCTTGAAGCATATCCAGAATTCCGTATAGAAATTTCTCGATGGCGTCAAGGATCTCATCAGCCCCTGCCAAGGCGTTTGGCATCAGTCGAATCGCTATCCACTGGGAATCAGGAACGGGCCGCGTGAGCGCACTGGATGCGGCATTTAGAACCATTTGGGCTTTGGTTATCAAGTCGGGTTTAGAGGTGCGCACCAAATCTCGGATATAGACGAACCCCCCATCCTCGTTCTCATAATTATTGAATAGGGTAGGGGTCCAGTCAGCTGTCCCCTGGCCCATGATGAAGCCGCCCATCTTTAGTTTGGATTGAGCCTCCAGATACGCCTGGTGCTTCGCTGTCTGCACAGGAGAAAGTTCCATAGAAGATCCGGCAGATATTTTCGCCCCAGGGGAAGCCTCATTCTCCCACAGATCATTGTCAATGTTAAAGCCGCTGGCATTGTTAGGACGCGCTCTCAGCGCCAATGCCTTATTGGCCATCATTTGGTTTTTGAGTTCCCTACCGGGAATGCCATTGCGGCAAAGAGGATTGGCACCCACGCCCTTTTGCTCATCCTTACCCGCATTGTCTGGACCCCAAGGGTCACTGGACGCAAGGCCAAAGGATTGGAGAAGGGTCAACCCCGCGCCATACGTGTCTTCTACTAAGGGCCATGTCTCCAGATCTTCAGTCTCGTCCAAAATGGGTTGGGTGACCGAGTCCGGGAGTTGAAACCCCTTCGACATTTCCGTTGCGACCAAGTAACACAACCGCCGTACCTTGCGCCTAAACCCCATGGGGTTCTTGGTGCGGTACATGGCGTCTATTTGTACAGCGTTCAACCCACCCGTAGCTCGAAGGATCCCCAGAACTGTAGACTCAAAATCTCCATTTTCTGTTAGGGGGACGTTTACCGACCCCTTAGGGAAAGCTGTTATGCTTTGATCGTAGGGTTTTTTACCAGCATCGCTAATTGAGGTTGGAGTCGCTGGGGGAGATGTGTAGTCACACCTCAACAGGATTCCCAGTGCAAGTGCTGCCTGGACTCGCTTGATAAACTTGATCTGGGTTTCGCTCGGGTATTCGACAGAACACGGAGGGGAGGCAGCGCCAGCGAGCCCAAGAGATCCGAAGGGCAGCTCGGACTTCATAACTCCGGTTTGAGCATTCCTTACTGTGGACTTGTTGTACACATAAGGACCACCGGAGAAGGTCTTTCCGATAGGAGTGCCGCCTGGACCCAATGGAAGAGGCTTCCTCAAGTTGGGGTACGGGGTCATGTCTTCTGCAGCGTTAAAGAGACAATTTGGCCAATCTTCAGGTTTTGAGTCCTCCGAGTTATCAAACCCCAAAGCTCTCACCCGTACCGTGAAGCTACTGTTCTGCGGTCCCGGCGCATGCACTGCAGACGGTGTGGCAAAGCCGTCACCACCAGCTACCCAATCTACCTTGAGTGGCAACATCTCTTGGGGAATGATGGCTTGGTACTTGGCGCCAGGTCCCAGAATCTTTGAAGCAGGTGCCGGGGCAAAGAAAGTGCGCCCCACTAAATACTCTCCGATAGGATCTTCGGAACTTCCCTCAGCCTTAGGGTATAGCTCTGCAGTCGGGATCCAAGGCGTGTTCTCATCTTGGATGAGGAACACTTTACCGGCTTGTTGATTCGAGGTGTCACATATCTTTTGAAAAGCGGCCTTGTTTTGCTGACCGGATCCCGGAGATAGATCGCAGATACCCCCATACAAACGCGCCCCCGCATTATTCCACGGGTCGATTCCCGCTGCAACGGTGGTAGGGAGGTTTTCTACTTGCTTGGTCGAACCGTCTTTGGGTTGGACGCCCATTACGCGCAAACCGTCCTTCACAGTAGATACATGGATAAGAAACCCATCTGGCGCAGGCCCAAACAGCCCTAAGGGGTTGCCCGGAGCCGGAGGGGGCATTTGCCACTCAACACACAGACCTTTGGGGGCAACCTCTAAGTTGCCGGGCTTGAACATCTTCCCAAACTTACCTTCCCACAGCTCAGTTTCTGTAAATTTGACAGTAGGGGTAGTGGGTACGGGGAAAGCACCCCCGCTCAAGGCCCAGTCCTGACCAAAGAACTTTTTGATCATCTGAATGAGCTTAATGATGATCCAGATGTCGCCTGAGGACGCATAAAAGAATGCGCCCATCGCCGCGCTGGACGTAGACCAATCGGGCCTGCCTGGATCGCGAGTGTCTACCAAACGAGCCAACATTCGACGCTCAAAAGCCGCATACCCTCCCTGAATGTCAGTAAAGGGTGGCTTAACAAGGTCCCAGTCCCCGGTGATGTATACGCCCAGTTGCCTTAGGTCATGAATAAACTGCCTTATCTCGTTGATAATGGCTTCAATGATGGGTCGAATAGGGTCCAACAGCCCGAGCAAGAAGGCTTTGATGACGTTTAGAATGGCATTGATAATGTTTAGAATGGCAATAATCAGCGCCAACACACTATCAATAGCAGCCAAGATAGGTTGGATAGGCTCCAACAATGGATCTAAGTCAAGCTCTACTGTGGACCATGTAGCCATTAGCCCCCTCCCCCGCTTTTCAAGCGTTGAAGTTGGATGTGGAGGTCTGCAAGAAGTTCCTTATCTTTGTCGATTTGGCCCTGCAGAATTCCCTCCAGCTTTCTCAAGTGCTCTTTTTGGCGATCCATCATGGGAATACCTTGAACCACTTTTTCTTCATGTTGGGTCCAACCCCCTACATGAATGCCGTGATCCTCCAGAACTTTCTTGGCATCCTCAACCGAGATGTTCTCATAATCTCCACCCTCTATGGGAGTTTCGACCTTTCTCTTGATATCACGAGGATCCATACACCTTCCCTCCTAAGAGCCACTCTACCGTCAGGACTTGTTCAAGGCTTCTTGCTGCAAGAGTAAGCGCCTTTGTTTCCGGAGTTTCCGAGGCAGTTTGCTTTCAGCTCTCTTGGCAGCTTGAATTGAGCCGTCAGTGCGATCTGCTCGGAAAGCGATCCATGAGAAGCGTTGTTCACGGAACTTGTCTTGAAGGTCCAAAACCTCATCAATCAAGTCCGGTAGGACAGGGCGCTGGTTATCAGTATTCTCTGCAAATGTGGCATAGGGGGTGGCACTTGTCGATGGGGTTTGGCTGTCCAGGTTGAAGTCCAAAATCCAGAACCGACGATCCAACACGGAAACGCAGTCATTTACGTTGGCGAAGGGGGCGAGAGTGGTAATCCCACGAATACTCTCTACCATCGCATTGGTCCAAATTCCCACCCCTGTCGTGATACTGTTGGGGAATCCGATGTCGTCAATCTGATCCTTCTCTTGGAAGATGAAGTAAGAGCCAGTGGTGTCCGTGTATACGAACTCCACCTCTTCCATCCATGAGAGCATACGCTCTCTCATGAACAACACCAGCTCTAAGGCATCTGTAGAGAAAACGGTGTTGGGGCGAATAACGCGGAACCCGAATGGCTCAATACTCTTGAACATATTTTCAGGGGTGCGGTCCAAGTAGAGATTGCCCACGGGAAGGGCCGTAGGGCGCAGGGCTTGTTGGCCTTCTGGATCTGGCCCAGTACCGCTCCCATCAATCTGAGAATCATGAACAGTGGGGAGAACCGCGTACTCCGCTCCAGGCCCACCAAAGGTAACAGGGGAGGCCCCATCTTCAGTTCCATCGGTGAAGCGTGAGGTCCCATCTACCGTGAGGGTGTTTGTATCAATGGCTGTAACTTTGTAGAACCCTCTATTATCATCTAAAGGTTCGGGGCCACCTTCGCGGTACACATCCGTACCATCTGGAAGCACGTCAGTCCGTGCCTCTACCGAGCGGTCTCCCGTGGGACGCGAACCTTGCTCTTCCACATCGTATAGGACGCCAGCGGGATCGATAACTACATAGTCCCCCTCTAACACCTGCGAACCGTTCGGAAGAACACTCCAGCTTGTGACATCAGGATCTTGAATAGTGTTGTAGGCGGGTACGGTGCCCCCTGGGTCCGTGGGAGATCCGGTGTAGTCTACCGTGCGACGGTATAATGTCTTATCGGTGACCAGATCTAAGAGTTGCTCGCACGATTGCTCGTGGGGAACCATCGCCTGGTTGAGCCACACCTCAAACTTAAGACCTGCCAGGGAGGTGGTCGTTGTCAAACCGGGCCTACTAAGAATAAGAGTGGAGGCTCCAGAAACTTGTTGGATCTCGGCCGAGTCTAATAAGCTCCCGTCTGCAGCGTACACCCTGAGCGTGTCGCCGGGATTGATGTTCACAGACGCATCATTAAATGGTCCTACGGTCGTGCCCAGGACGGCGCTGGTGAAGGTACGGGAGGCTGAGGCGTAAGAGCCTACCGTCCCTGTTCGCATAGAGTAGACATACTTCAAAGGCTTCATTAAAGCGGCGATGTCCATTTGAACAGGTTGGAACCTTCTCATTCGTCGGACGAAGAATGACACGGTCTCCATGAATACTGTTCCTGCCGTTGCGGGATCCTCGTCCCAGTCAATCACTTGACGCATCCCCACTTGCGCTCCGGAGTGGCTTGCTGATACCACTTGGGGGATGAGCCGGTTCAAATCGGCTGTGGGTAGCGGGAACGATGGCTCCAGGAAGACGCCTGATAAGGCATGAAAGCCAGGTATCGTGGGTTCTGTAGGGTGGCCCGGTGTCGTCACGCGGTTTCCAAAGGTCCACACATCTCCAGGCAAGACACACATCAGAGCGGAATTTGGGGTGGTGACGCTCGCAGGTGGCCCATTGCCCCAACGCAGCCTCTCCCACTTAACTTCGCCAACCCCGGCCATGGATACCCATAAGTCCAGAGATTGGGCCACTCCTTGAACGCGCCCATATTCCGTATTGGCACCATCCAATCCTAAATCATACCACTTAGCGTACACGGGACGGCGAACGTCATCTTGGAAAAGCCAGGGGTTGGGAACCGTGTAGTCCATGTCAACAACTAAATCCCCGCCATTGGCACCGGCTCCAGTGTCGATTTCTTGGGCGAGCACCCCAACTGTGTTCGGGGGAGTAGAGGGTCCGATGTTCAACCACTGAGCTCCCCAGGTAACAGTGTTGTCAGAGTAGCCTGGTGCGCCGGAGTGGATGGCGGGATTCACATTTCCACATGCAACGGCAGCGAACCCGCCGTAGAGGGGATCACCCACTGAGGTGCTGATCGCACCAACGCAGTTATTATCAGGAAGGGAGTCTCCCGACGCAGTTGCGCTTCCCAAGTTGTGGATTGGCAGGTACCTCATCCCTGATACCTTCACCCCTACCTGAGCGGCAGCCCACCATGCGTCGGTGGAGAAGGCGTCCCCATTGGCGTCATAGGCGTCAGTCCCGCCTGGGGTTCCCGCCATGGTAAAGGTGAGTTGCCCATCCCCATCATAGACAAGACTTGTTATGTCCAACTTTACGACACTTACAGGATTCACATCGTAATCGTTGGCGAGGGGGCCTGTCCAAGTGGCGTAGGTGGAATCCAAGATAAGGTGTACCGCCCTGTTACTCGCACTTAAATTCCAACCGTGCTCCCGATTAGGAACGTGAGGGGAGCCTTGGATAACTATGGTGTTAGTCGATTGATCGGCTGACAGGATGGTGGGGAAGGTAAGGTCCAAAGCCCCATCGTTACCGCCGATGGTAGATGCATTACTCCTCAACACGGGTTGGCCGTCTGCATCTGTGACTGCGCTGTTGGCCACGGAATGGCGTACTAAATAGGTGCCCGCTTTGATCCCCCCATCTGTGAAGGCGGCTCCCGCTCCTGCTGAGTTCGTTCCTTGAATTACCAAGGAATCTCCCGAAAGGATGGTTGCCGTGTCACCCTGCTCATTAGTTACATTCTGAATCCAGGTTCGGGGACCGGTGAGGGTTCCCGTAAGGGCCGCATCAAGTTGATTGTCATGGCAATCCCCACTTCCTTTGCTGATAATGTCAGTTTTGTTGAAGTGGGAAGAGGGAACTCCTGACAAAATGATGTTGGACGCCTCAACGGTTAACGGTGCGTTGGCCCCACCTTCCCAAGCCATAGCTCGGAAATAGGCCACATTATCCGCCCCCGAAGGTACGTTGTACGACACGTACTCCACCCCTGGGCTCATGTTTCCAGTGGCCGTGGACCCTCCCAACCGAGTGAGGAAGGTGAAAGGTTCAGCCCCGTCCGGGTAGGGTTGTGTGGCATCTCGATTCACGGACTTCGGGGAGTTCACCCCTGAGAAGGGACTTCCTGAAGTTTTAGTGAGATGGACCGAGAGTTGAGCTTCCATCGATCCTGGCGCAAAGAAGGCACTCACGACGCCGTTGGCGGGCTGAGCACCTCGCGGTAGAGAATACGACACATCCGTTCGAGACACCGTGAGATGCTCGCAAAAAGTGAGGCGGTCATCTCTGATGAATGCGGTTTCGGAACCTGTCCCCGCCCCAAGGGAGATGGCGGGGAGGGCGCTTCCTGACGCGGCAAAGGTGTCGTCGTCTATGTATGTGTCTAAATCTAAGGTGAAGTCATAGCGTTGGCCATTCACTAAGCCCAGAATAGAGCAAATGTCTTGGCCAGGGTAAAGGGCAGAGAAATTAAGGTCCATTTGCAATAGGCCAGGGGCGGGTGCAACCCCACCGCCGGTGGCCGAAATGTTCAAGGCCGCCACCGCTCCCACGACTGGCTTCACATACACGGTGGAAGCTAACCCAAGGGAGGCAGGAGTTCCCGTACTGGCGTCATTGATCTGAGGAATGAGAATGGAACCTTTGTAAGGGTCTCCTACAGCAGCGGGATCCGGGTCAAAGATATTCACTTGTAGGGCAGCAATTTTGTCTTGGGGAGTGATTCCCCACACTCGTACCAACTGGGCTACTTCATTGAAGGAAAGACCGGGAAAGTCACTCACATTAATGACGGATTGGAAATCAACGCCAGGGATTCCGCTGGCTACGTCTGTAATGATGATCCCGGTTCCGTCAGCATCCCCCGTGTTACACCCGGCGTAGCCTCGAAGAGTATATGCGAGATTTCCGTGTTCCGCTGAGGTGGTGGCCGGCATTGTTCCGGCTATACCGGGGGCCGATTGGGAAGCGAAGCGGGGAGGCTCTAAGGAAGACCAGTTAAAGTCCCCAAACGTGTCGGCATACACATCCCCTACAGAGAGAATTCCCTTCATCCCCATAAACAGATCGGTATTAGAGGCGGGGTCAGCCTCTACTAAAACGAGGTCATAGGGGCGAAGAGACCCCACCCCGCTATCCGTCCCATAAAGCCAGGGAGCTACTCCCTTAACGGGTTGCAAGTTAGAGGATTTGGTGTAGAGAGTAGCAGGGTTTCTCCAGGGGGAGGTGCCCGGATCCACTTGATTGGTAAGGTAAATCTCTCCATCCGAAACTCGAATCTCATTCGGGTAGATGGAGTCCCACATTTGCTTTAAACCGGTGGGGGCACCAGTGGGATACCCTGTCGTAGAGGGGAGGGGGGAATAGGAAGTGTCTCCCAAAAGGGTACGGAAATAAGGCTCGATGGCTCCCAAGATGGAAAGCTCGCACTCCGAACTGGCTAAGTAGGGGATGGAGTAGTCACCTGAATCGTTTTTGTCCTGGCCCAGCAAGCAAGGAAGTTGTACAGGTTCTTGGTCTGTATTGACAAACCCCACCGGCCCTTCGATGCAGGATAGGGGTGTTGGGGGATTTTGTCCGAAAAGCTCTTTCAATGGGAAGGAGTCGTCTGCAGCCGAGGGGAGGGAGTTGTCCGTAAAGACGCCCTTTCTCTTCTTGGCACGCAAATCGAACTGCATGTTGTAGTCGGGAAGTCCTAACCCTCCCGCCGCAATCTCTTCTAAGGTGGGGGACTCGCTATCGGAAAGGTTCTCTAACACCTCGTTGAGAGGCGCTACGCTATAGATGGTGTCCCCATAGCCGGTCTCGTTGCTTACAATGCTTTCAAGGGGCACTGTGCCGTTTACGAGGACGTTGAGGCCCGACACGTCCCCGTCGTAGTTAGCCAACGTGATGACGCAAGCAGCAGGCATATCCCCTACTAAGATGGGACCGCCAGAAATATCTTGAAGAATGTAGTTACTTCCCAACACCCCTGGTGGCTTTCCAAAAGCTAACCGTTGCCCCACCTTAAATCCAGGGGTGGAGAGGTTGAAGTCTCCCGACACCAGATCAGCCTGCTCACCACCTCCGCTTACTAATTTAGAAAGATCAGGGAAGCCGTCATCCCCTAAGTAGAACTCCGAAAAGGCGACAGGGGTAGCGACAATGGTGGCTTTCCCCACGGTAGAGATAGAAAGAGCGTCATCTAAGTCGGCTGACCCTTGAGGATAGTATGCCCAAATTCGTGCTCTTGCGCGACGGTCTGAAGCCTCCACGCTCACCACGCCTGTGATCTCTCCCAGAGCGGGATTAGCAACGACCCCGATTTCAGACCCCCTGGTCTTGATGACCTTTTCTTGGGTCTCACCGGGATTGGGACCAGGAACGGTTTGTAAGCGCCCAGCACTGTAGTAGCCCCCGGAAGTTACGGCCCCATCACTATTGTAAGAGGCCTCCAATCCAGGGTACAACTGAGAAAAGTGAGTTGTGGCTTCGGGGAATAGCCGCGAATAGGAGTGGTCCTGCCACATATCCTTGAACCGCCCCCTTGAGGTAAAGAGGGGGAAGATAGAGGGCCAGCCCTTGGGACGGCGAAGTCCAATGAGAACGCGGTCATCCATATCATTACGGACTCGGTACCGTTGCCGGGCCAAGAAGAAAGAGAGGAGATCCGGGTCCATAGGTTCGCCGCTGGGATCACCCGGCTTATCAGTGGGGTCGGGAACTGTGGCTGTGAGAGGGTTGAAAATAGAATCCCGTTCCGTGAGGTAGCCGTCTGCAGCCTCGAAGGAAGAGGGAGCCCAACTGTCTACAACCTCTCTCCAAATGAGTCTCTTGTTGAGATCTCCGGACACTGGGTCTTCATATCCCGGTGGGGGGTAGACCTTATCACGCCCGATGAAGAATTTGAACTTACCATCACGGTCCCCGATGATCCTTCCGTCAATGGTTTCAAGAACTTGCTCGAAGGCGAGGACTATCTCATTGAAATACTGAATGTATGCCCTGGCCGCCCGATCCTGATCTCTTAGGTTTTGGACTTCGGAGCGCAATCCAAAGTTTCCTTGTTTAGCTATGTCAGTCTCTCCGGGGGAGGTGACAGGGGGTCCTGATCCCGGAGTAGTTACTTGACCCTTGGTCGCTTCTGAAACCTGGGGCAAATAGTCCTTGAGGGTCAGAGTCTCATAGAAGTAGCTATCAGGATTCCTAAAGGTGTATTGGGCTTTGAGGAAGGACCCCAGAATCCGGTTTTCCACCGTAGGGAACGTCATAGAAAGATTCTTGGCCAGGAACACAGGCGCAATCACCGCACCCTCTACCAACGCCGGAGATATTGTTCGCAAAGAGGTGTACCTCAACCACAAAGTCTCATGGGGAGCAAGACCCCCCTGGTTGGGGTACTTGAAGAGAACGGCCCCGGAAGTGGGATTGATCTCGTACTCAATTCCTTCCTTAAGGACTCTCCCTGGCAGCTCTCCCGTGCCGTCCCTCTCCCCGGTCAGAAAGAGAGCATACTCTTCCGTCCCCTCTAAGGGGAGGATTCCCGTGAACTCTACGGGATCAGGCTTATATACCGCTCGTGCAGAAAACTTAGTGACATCAGTCCCGTAAGTGTGTTTCGTGTACAGCGGATTGGCCAGATTGACTATCGTGTATCGACCATCAGTAGTGAGGTTGGAATTGGCTACTAAATAGGGGTAGCCTCCAATCTCCAAAATGTGGTTGGGTCGAGTGAATTGGGTGGCATCCCCTTGGAAGATGATCTTGAGCTGGCCCTTGTCAGCAACCTCATACGGGATGTCCACTTCCATCAAGAAGCCGAAGCTCCCTCGGTCTGCTGCTGAGGGGTCAGGCCACGCTACAGGAAGATCGGAGATAAGAAGGGGGACATCGTTTCCAGGAGACCGTGAGCCAGCCTCCCTTTGGGTAGGCGGGAAAAAGTTGACCGTGGTTCCCGTAGCACTATCATAGGAGGTAGAGGTGATGTAGAAAGGGGTTGGCCCTATCAACATTAGGGAGTTGGCGGGAAAGTCGCTTTGTCGGTCCCCCTCTAACACAAAAGAGCTTTTCTCCTCATTGATAAAGAAGGGCTTACGGTAGACGGGCAAGGTGCTCACCGAGTAGGCATGCTCCCCTCCAAATGCCTCGTACACTCCGTAGGTGATTTTTACTGGCTCATGTCGCCAAGGATCGTAAGGATCCACCGGGGGCGCACCTTCCGCCACCACATCCGTGTTGAAAGTAAGGGTACTTGCGGCGGGGTCAAAAGCGCAGTTTTCTTCACCGGCGTAATTCTGAAGGTCGGAACCGGCCCAAATCAAAGGTTCAAACTTATCTGTGGTAGCGACAGTCTTCCCATCAGGGTTGAAGGCGAACACCTTAGCATTGTCAGGGTCCACCCGCGTAGCCACTTCCAATCGAACCGGGAGGGTCAGGAACTCCACGATCTCGGTGGTGTTCCCTTCCTCATCTACCTTCTTGTCGCCATAGCCGTCAGCTTGGTAATAGGCCGCCTCTACAACTTGCCCTTCCCGGAGCGGTTTCATGAAGAACATGGATCCGGCCATGGGGGATATTTGTACATCCTTGGAGGACCCGGCCACCATCCTCTCCATAAAGTAGGCATCCGCGCTCGGGAATGCGACTATCACGCTTTGGGCTACCGCTAACTCTCCGGTGGTGGGGTTACACCCCACGTAGGAAGCCGGTTGAACCGTGGGAGGGAAGAGGGTTTGGTCGAAGTAGACAGAAGAGCCGCCTAAGTCCGTCACCACATCTTCAGCTACCGTTATAGCGCCCGACGTAGTGTTCACATCTACAAATCCCGCAGCGACCGATGCAGCGTTGAGAGAAAGGTTCCCCTCAGCAGTGCTGTACGCATCAGCCCCAATACGAATTTGAAAGTAGGACGAAGCTGACCCGGACGCACTCACGTGAGGGTCGGAAGGGTCTACAAAGAGTCCCGTGGGGCTGAGAGACCCTAAGGCCGAGCCAGTAGTGAGGTATTGAACGGGAATTTGGTTAGTTCCTGTCTCATTGAGGCTCATCCCCAAACGCAAGAACGTGGCCCGGTCGGACTCTAAAGCATCAGCCACGTCGGCAATGAGGGTGTCAGTCCCTAACACTCCCAACTTACTCAGGACTCGAATCTTGAACGGCTCTTCGGGGAGGTGGTTAGTCTCCACCATTAAGACATCAGCGACAATAGAAGGGTCGTAGGCATCTTTGCTGATGCCATCGTACACAGCCCACGTACACCCTCCAGACACCGTATTGCGGAAAGCGGGGGCCACCGTCAAGCTCACGGCACTCCCGGAGCTATCTACATCTGTAATGGTGTAGAGTCCTTCGTTATCCCCGGACTTAACATGGAGCTTATCGTCTGCCGCCACGGAATTGGCGAAAGTGGTTTGGTTTACATTAGCATCCGTGAAGGTCGTGCCTGTTTGAGACCCATCGCCGCCTTCAAATATCACTCCCCCGTAAACATTAATGAGAGAGGCTTGGCCCGGTGCACCGCCTGCGGCCATGAGAAAGTCGGTACCTTCCGTTAGCTGCGTAGCCATAGGGACGGGATTAGAGCGGCTGGGAGCCTCTTTGAGGTACAATCCGTACCCAGTCCCCGTAGGTTCCATCGCTGCCGAAGAGAGGGTCTCCACTAAGACGGATTGGTGGTCTAATTGAAGGATGTTAGCCGGAGTGAGCACCTGAGTTGGGGAAGTCTTCGCCTCCTTTGTCCACATAAACTGGTTATTTTCCCACACGTACTTGATTCCAATACCATTGGTAGATCCGTAGTTGGGAAGGTCCACTTCCAGCAGCCCCAGCTTCATCCTAAAGTGTACGTTTTGAGTGCCCGGTAATGTGTTGAATCCGGCCACGTTCTCCAGAGGATGGTTGTTGATAAGGTAGGTGGGAGTGCCCGGTATAGAGTCTGTGAGGATCTTATCCTCGAAAGTGGAAAACGCCCTAATGTCGGGAGCGTCCAAATCTCTCCCGTTGAGGTTGACGGGACTTCGGTAAAGCCCAATTGACACGCCATTATCCGACAGCCAATTCCAACCGTTACCGATGTCTACTTTCCAACCCGGCAGAAGCCCCAGCGCCGAATGTCCTGACAGGTCCCCTGGATCGGCGTTCCACCCAATGATGACCGATCCCGTGGGATTGGTGTCTGCCAGCCAAACGCGACCCCTAAAACTTCCCACCGCCCCTGCTGGGAGGGGTGGCGTAGTGTTTGTTTCGAGAGAAGAAACGATTTGATCAGCGGTGTAATGCGTCCCAGCCCCTAAAGTTGTGGTCCACGTATAGTCGGTGGTCCCCACCCTAAAACGCAGCACATCACCCCCACTCAATGTGAAAGGTTGTTGATGGCGGCTGTATATTTTAGGAGTGGTGCAGTAATGAGAGGGGAGGGCTTCGGCTTGCATGAAGTACAAGCCATGACCCACGATCTTGCGAGGCTTCACTACCCCCTTAGACAACCCCGCAGAGGGAGCCGGGTCTGCTTCTTCTTGGCATATCTCCGACTTATTGTTGCGCACGAGGAATGAAAGACCGGGAAGATCCACCTCGTACTCATGAACCTCTAAGGTGGCAAACGCTTTCTCATCTTCTGGCTCGAGCGCCACAGTAAAGGGGAAAGTGTCTCCCACTCCCTCGATCCGGCGCACAAGTCCGCACCCGTTAGGGCGTGTAGTGGGTGTTCCAATTACCGGCACCTCTCCCGTACCGTCTGGCAGATAGCGCACCCCGCTAATGGGGGTGGGGAAGGAAACTGCCTTGGGGATGAAGAAATCTCCCGTGACAACACCCGCGCCTCCTGCTGCTATCCCGATAAGGTTCTCCCCACTGGCATTTTGCGTAACCACGGGTGACTTAACGGGGAGTGGGATGGCATTAAGAGCAACCCCAAGGTAAAATATATCAGCCTTGAGGTACTCAATATTGTAAAGGGCATCCCCTGGAATAGCCTTTTTGATGTCATTTGTTGAAAGGACAATCTTCCCAGTAGTTTGGGACCAGGCGAAGGTTCCCGCCACCACAGCTGAGGGGGACGGTAGAGAGGCATCATTAGCGCATGGGATAGGGGTAAGGTAAGTCCGATTCCCGAACGTCAGGAAGGGGCGCTCTGTAGGTCCAGGGATGGGAGATAGAGAGGGGAACCCGATATTAGAGTCAAAGGTGGCTTGAGTCTCAAAATCGGACAAAGCGCCGAGCTTCCCCTTATCATCCTTGGTGAAGGATTCCCCGTTGTACCAAAGGGTCAATCCCGAATTAGCGGTCACGTAGGTGGGACTCAACATCATGATGCCATTAGAGGCACCCACCACTGCATCATAAGTAGTGCCCCAAATCCACACCCCATCTTCGATGAGAGTGTCGGCAACCACGTAAACATTTAAAGGTGTTGAGTCCGAATCCGAATACTGCCCCGCTCTCACCAAAGCAAAATCATCTGGGTCCGAGGGGTTGAAGGGAAGGGTCTCCCCTTGAGAGTAGGCGGGAGGGGGTCCTAAGGTATAGGTGGTGTCCGCTTTAACTGGCCCCAAATTGATAGGGAGCCGCCCTTTGAAGGGGTACCACCGACCTGCTTGCCCGTCCCATCCAAAGCGCGTAATGCGGTCATTACGAGTCCACCAAAAGGTGGGAAGGTCATCTAAATCCGACAATGACCCATTGGAGGCCGCGAATAGGCAAAATTGCTCAGTATCTTGACCCGCGTTTTCTAAGACCGCTGCGCGATACATATCGGCATAGGGGGCTGTGGGCCGGGAGGGGGCCATTCCCGCCGTGAACCACCCGTCTAAATCCGCCACCTCTTCATGGTGCTGGTCTACAGAAGTCGTAGCCTCGCCAGTGGTAGCAGAGTTTGAGGTCGCCACCCTGCCGGGCCGCAGTACCGAGCCTTCCAGATTAAATCCCACGCCTACAACTCCTACAAAACATCTTACCCGCAGGCGTCCAATAAAAGACCCTCATGCTTCCCCACAAAGATGGGATAGGAACCTTACCGCCTACACCAGTTTACAAATGCTCGTTCCTACAGAGCCGGAGGGGGAAGGCGGCCCCACAACAACCCCGGCACCACCTCCCATCATAACTAAAGCGGCAATCCCTTCCGCGCAGGCTTTTGAAAACAGCAGGGCCTGCGGCCCTATAATCCCCTGGGCTGCTAAATTGACCGCGATAAGAGGAAGGAGGGTGTAAGGGTTTGCCACCGTTACTTTAGCGACCACGCTCCCAGTCCCCACTCCCGCCGACACGCCGGTAAATTGAGCAGTGGCGTTAAGTGCTGTAGAGACTCCAATCCCCACTGCTGCTGACACTTCCAACCCCATGGGGCCTAACAGGGTGTTGGCAGGGAACGTGCCCGGCAGAGGTGCAACAGGCATCGCAAACTTCCCGTTGGCACTTCCCGCCCCAGCTGTTCCGGTTGTTACCCCATTGAGGACCACGTTCCCTGGAAGTTGAATCCATTGAGTAACGGCCAACCCGATAGCAGCGGCTACTTGTCCAAATACGGGACCTTTAAGTCCAGGCCCTGCCGCTAAGATCGCAACCGTAATAGGGGGAGGTGCCACCGCCATTAGAATCTACACGTCGGAGCGCCAAACGTGCCGCAAGTGACGAAGGGGCGGCCAGCGAACCCGTCAATGCACCCGTCACCCAGAACCCCTCCCGGAATGGTGGGGACATTAAACTTTACAAAAGCGGAAGTGATGCCCACCAAAGCGGGGCTGGTCATAGTTGCGGTCATGCTCCCTAAGATGGCCGCACTTCCTGTGGGGGAGAGGAGCTTCGCGGTGCCCCCTGGAGCCATACAAGTGGCTCCCGCTCCGATAAGGTCCGCATCAATAGAGTTATTTATGAAGGGGAGACCCGTACTGGCCTTGAACCCTTGACCCGGCCCAACACTGGGGAGTGGGGGGGACATGGTAGAAATCTGCCGACTTCCGACGGCGATGTTGGAGTCCCACTTACCCATGGTGGTGATGCTATCCGAAATGCCGCCGAACAAGACACTCCGACTGATCTCCGCAGCCCCGATTCCCATAGCAGATACGGAAATGTCCAGGGCAGCGCCCTCTACTGGTTTGAGAGGGCCACCACCACCGCATGTGATAGTGGTCTTCTTCATAGAAGTCTGAGCTACTGTTTGAGCGGTCTTCGTCGCGGTCCCGGCTTGAACGTCAATGCTATGTGAGTCCGAACACGCATTAACAATGTTCTTGGCGTCTTTGGTGAGGACATTTACGCCGGAAACATGAACGTCTCCCACAGCCCCCATCTCTAAGCTCTTACCGCTTTTCATACTCAAGGCTATTTGCTTAGAGCCTGGACTCAGATCAGGATTATCTCCAGCATTAGCACTTCCATTAGCGTCCAAACCACCGGCATAGATAGATACGGGGGCACGGTCGGCTTTCATTTTAATGCCCTCGCCAGTTCCCGTGGCCTGTATGTTGTGGCTGGGGGCATCTACGGTGGAAGGCCCTTCCACTTTCTCGTACTTGCCTGTGGCGTAGTAAGTTTGGGCTGTGTCGGAACCTGTACCAGGGAAGTATTGGCGCAATGCCCCTCCCTTTGTGATAGACCAAAAAGCCTCTGGCCCCCCATTAGGGTTTTTGACCCTCAAAAGGACGGCTGCGTGTTCCGTTACTGGAGTGTCAGCCGTGGCCGCTTTCAAGGAGGGGGACAGAGTTCCCTGGTCATCAAAGAGCGAAGGCACTAAAGGACGGGCATAGGCAGTCTTCCCCTCTCCGAAAGCGTCATTACCGATAGCAGTTCCCAGAACAAACTCTACATGGGCCGCATTAGGGGAAGTAGCTGACGTATTAGGAGCGCCATCGGCACCCATCGCCGGTGCCCGAGGAAAACGGTCAATGTCCACCCCATCCGTTTGTTCCGTTACTGGAAGCGTGCCATCATTATTGTAAGACACCTCAATTCGGTACTCAGAGAAATTGGGTTGATCGCTTACTACCCCGTTTCCACCCCCCGTTGCCACCCGAAACATGGGCTTACCGCCATACACGGCATTAGTGAAAGTGGTCGCTTTGGTGCCGGAAACGCCAACTAATCCCGCATTTTGCAAATCCTGTAAAGGGTTCAGCCCCATGCGGATTCCTGATTTCAGGGCCGGATTGGCGATAAACTTCCCAAAATCTGCGGAGGATGCAAACTCTCCGGACACTAAGGGCTTCCCTTCCTCGTTTAGCTGCCTCCCTGCGGCGTAGTCCTCCGAACCTCCAAAGGCTTGAGTGGGGAGAAGTTGCGCGTCCCTTTGGACAGCGCCCCCGTAAATACGAAAACCTGCGCCTGCGTGAAACTGTTGAAGAGATCGGATCACTAAGGCTTGGTCTTGATCTCGAAGGATAATCTCATTGCCCCTTCTATTTGCAAAGGTGGCGCTTTCATTAAGCAGTAGATCCGCACCCTGAGAGGAAGAGGCGCAGACGTTCCCTACTTCAAGTTGCTTCAACTTATGGCGGCGATGCCCAGCCAGTCCGTCCGTTGCCAAATCCATAGCCGGGGTTTGGGGAAGCTCTTCTGGCGTGAGAGGTCCGGTGGTAAGCCAATCGTATCCAGCCTTAGGCCCAGGCACCAACCAACCCACAATATAAGGGGTGCGGGTGGCGCCAGACTCGGCGGGAGAGTACCCCACCACGCATAAGTCATTGACTTCAGGAATACTTCCCAAGAAATGTCGAGCGCCTGCATTAGGGAAAGTGAGAGCTACTTGCTCTTTAGGATCCCCGTTACCCGTAAGCATATAGAGGGACACCACCATCTTAACGGGATCTACCCGCATAACTTTAGCTACCCGGAGGGGGTAAGTCTCAGCATCACCGCCTGCTCTCCCCTTGCGGTTCTTTCGAGCAGCCTTTTGATTGGAAGCTCGGCTCAGTCCGTTGCCCCCGAAAAGATTTAAAAGTGAGTTTAGCATCAGTCCTCCTCGTCGCCTTCCCGACCTGGATCTGTTCCAAGATTTATGCGGTCTTCATCCCGCTCTCCGGTTTCGGTGGGAGCCGCACCTGCAAAAAGATTCAGAGGGGTGGTGGCAGTATCCGCTAAGGCTTCAGAAGTTTCTGCACTCACCTCACCCTCCTCGGAAAGCTCTTGCATCATGTCGAAAAGAAGAGTGTCCCCTGAAGTGGTAACGCTCTCCGTTGTGAGCTTGTCCCACCAATCGCTATAGCTCTCATACTCCCCGCCCCACAGGTCGCCTGGAAAGTCTAAGGTGTCATCTAATACCGCATCTGGGTCCATCTCTTCCAAGTCTTCGAGGGTTCCCCTGAGGTTCGCGGCATAATCCCCGTACAGGCTGGCCCCACCCGTTCTAATGGCCTCATCAATGAGGGCAACAGCAGATACCCGAGGCTCTTCAATCTTACCGGCCAACGCATCCTTTGTAACTTGCCAGGGAACCGATACAGCTTCAGCCATAGCCTTTTGAAAGTCCGTGACAGGCTCTTCGTTGGCGGTAACGAAATCCTTGCCCATGGAAACAAGAAAGATAGCGCCGTCCGATCCCTTACAGAAAAACTTAGTGCAGGTGGAGGAAGTGCCTATATTGGCTAAGTTAGTGGCTGCGGCAGGGTTGTAAATAGCTTGCCCTCTTGTGAAAGAGGTGACAGGAGTGTTGCGAATTTTGGCTTGTAGGGAAGCGTTCCCCGCCAGCCCTTCGAGATGCTCATCCACACTTTGACTAAACTCGCCAATGCTGGCCATCCCCGCACTGGCTAAAATAGCGGCCCTCTCAGCGTCTGCAAGGCTATTTAAAGCAGCAGCAGCATATGTTGCATTATCCGCGCCACCCTCGGTTACCTGCACATTTGTGGCCTTTTTTCCCACATTTTGATTCCTTTCAAAGTCTCCTGCTAAGAACTTTTCTAACAGAAACCTGGACCAAAACTTGGATGTCGTCTCCATGCTCGAGGCATTACTGCCGAAATCTCCAATATTCACCGTGGACCCCTCAGCCCGCGTAAAGCCATCCGCGCTGTCAGCGGCATTTCCCTCTTGAGAGGAGGAGATAAGGTCAGCGTAGGTTTCGATAGAAACGCCCCGCCCGTAAGGAAGTGACCCGAATACCTCATAGCCGGCATGGTCTGAAACGGGAAAGATGGGCGTGCAGCGCGTGGTGGTTTTTTTCGTGACAGCTATGGCAGAGGCTGAAGGTTGAGGAGTATCGTCAAAATCTACATCCCCCACTAATTTGTCAATCACTTCCGCTCGGGCCTCTCTTGCCAGAAGAAGTTGAGTGCTGCTCTCATAGTAGGGAATGTCTGGCTTGCTGACTTTGAACGAGAGAGCTATACCGGCGGCCATTCTGTATAAACACTCAGCTGTTTTTTGTGCTAAGATTTCCCAACCGGCAGGTGTTCCCCCCTCGTTGACCACGGCATAATCCATGTACGATCCCTGAAGGATCACCTCCCGCTCCCCAGTCAAGGCAAGGAAAGTGGTCAACCCTCCCAAGGTAGGGAGCCATGGGGGCTTACCCCCGTCCCCATCGACCACTCCATCCCCCCAAAATCCAGCGTCATCATTAAACTCCCCCTCTTCAATAGCGTCCACTTTAGTATACTTATCAATAGGGCACGGCAGGAAAGTGGCCCAGAGCCTCCCGGCCCGGTTTCCAAAGTACTGGACATCCGAGGAATTGGGCCACCACGGAGTGGCTATTGCGCCCAGGGTCGGGTCAGGCCCGAAGAGGTTACCAAGCCCCCCGGCAGGAAAGCCCGATTGGTACTGCGTGCCTGGGACTACCAGCATCTCACCGTAGCAATCAGCGTCACCTTTCTTCAAGTGCACCGCCACTCCACCAAACCAGTCCCACTTGAGAATAGCGCCATCCTCATCACCAGGCCAGCTCCAAACTTCCGGTGGTCCTACCATACCTTCATAGCCGAGCTGACCGGCTTCAGTGTTTCGCATTGTGCTTCCCGCCATAGGGCGAAGAGCATTAGCAAACTCCCAAACCGCCTTAATCATGTCCCACACCTTGGCCTCTGCAAGGGCTTCCGTCGCCTTCTTGGAGCCGCTAAAACCATTGTTTAGAAGGTTCTGCTTAATAGCCGAGATGATGCTGTGGGGGATTTTCCATCCCGTAGTGCCCAAGTTCCAAGCCGGAACGTCCCTCTTTACGGGCCTGAGCTGGGTGATGGTTTGGACCCCAAATGTCAAAAAGCGAATGTCGGACGTGGCACAGGTAACCTTCTTGGTGTTTTGTTGAAGGTTGATGTCTCTCCACCCCTCTTTCATAGAAGGGGTGGCAATAGTTATGCCCCTGCTGATGTTAACTTCTTTGGTTCCCATTTGAATGCCGTTTTGCTTATCAGACTCAAAGCGCGTACAGCTGGAGGTCCACCCGTCTGTGGGCCTATCAAACTCTATCACGGTGGTGTAGTCCACCGTTGTGTTTGTGAAGTCCCCCCCTTGAGCAAGGTCCAGAACGATAGAGCCAGGGGCCTGGTCCTGCTCGGCATCAGCATTAGAAGAGTAGTAGCGGTAATTTCCTTGAATATCTAAGCCTGGGGAAAACAGCCCTTTGGTGGAAGTCATGAGGGCTAAGTAGTTCTGCAAAGCCGCTCCCCCTTCGATGTCTGTCACGTACTTTTCGTAGACCATGGCGACTGCCGCCCCTAAGGGGTCGGATTCAGCCAGTTCTGCAGAAGAGGTTTCCCCGGCAATTAGGGCCTCTCTCACTTCAGTGAACTTAACTTTAAACTCCGTGGCTGTGAAGCTCAACACGTCTGTGTTGGTGGTTCGCAACATCAGGGTTCCTGCTTCAAGATCCCCAGTAGAATCCGCGCCACCCGTCACTTCCCACTGAGGGGCGGGGCCATACTCAATCCACCCCTCCGCTAATGCGGACCTAATGAGCTGGTCGGGACTCCAGGTAATATCGCCGTCTTCAATGTCTAAGCTGCGGAAATTGACCTTGGTGGGGTCAAAGGCCATTACCACATTTGGGAATCCCTGCATTATAAGGCGCGATCCCGTCTGGTCATACCCAATCATAGGGCGAGGGGGGAATTGCCCCGGTGCATCTAAGCGGACGTGGCTCGTTTGGGGGAGGCTGTTATCCTGGGGCGGTTGCATAGGGGGAAGCCACTTAGCACGTTTGGCCACCCCATTGATACTCGTCGTGCACTGTCCTCCAAACTGGAACGAGTGGCTGATAGACTTAGCATAATAGAAGCAGTCCTCACTCTCTATGTAGACCGGATACCCTGGGCGCAATTCTGGACGAACAGGAATTGTAATGTTGGCTGACTTGATGCCCGCATTCGCCACGTCCAGCCGATTGATGGCTGACAGGAAAATGGCTTGGCGATTGGAGAGGTAATTCGCCTCGAAAGTCTCTTCTTTGTACCCGTACTTGGCTACGAGCCGGTAGTCCACATATACGCCGCCTACCCCCATCCACCCCTCAATACCATGACCTGACACGTTAGCCCAGTGGCTACCAGTGCCCTTCATCATCGTGACTTCCGGCTCACTCTCAGTTTCTGACAGGGAGATAAGGTCGCGATCCTTAATGACGTACACGGGATCATCGCGAGTATCCATATTGTACATGGGAGGCTTAAACACCAAGTCACCATCCACATCTTGGTAGAACTCAAACCCGGTGACGGCTTTCACGGCCTCGGCGATTTCCATTTTAGACATGTACTCAGTCTCGAACATATTGACATTTCCCATCTTGCCAATATCGAGCGTGAAGGCTTGCATAGCCAGTACATTCTCTACTACAAAGTCCGAGGCGTCATCACTGTCAGTATTGTAAACGGCAGCTGATGTCATTAAGGGATCGTAGAGAGTTTCCCGAGCAAACTGAAGATAGGAGATAAAGCGGTTGGGGTTGAAGTCAAATGAGTGGTTCTCATCAACATAGCTTTTGATTGTTTTGTAGAAATAGTTAGCCTTAGAGAGGGCCTCAGAAGATGCGCCGGTGCTCACTCCCACTGACCCTGAGGAGATCCCCTGATTTCGGGTATCGTACCATTCCCCCAAATACGCTTGGGTGGCGGCTCCGAAGAGATTGCCGTTTACCCCGTACATGCGCAAGTTTCCAGAGTGCTCTTGCCACCTCCTCTCCCACCATTCAGCGGCGTGTTTAAAGAGAGAGTTGCTGTCAGTCTCGGACTTGGCAGCAATGCTGGTAGACTGTGCTCTTTGAAAGTCCACCCCGAAGGCGGCACCAAATCCCACCTTTGTTAAGGTGTAGATGATGGCGTAAGGGTTAGCGCCCGTGAACTTATGGCCGATCATGTGAGGTTTGACCATCGACGCGTCAGGACGCTTTCCAAACACCGAACCGTTTACGCTCAACTTTAGGTTCTGCCAGAAGTGCAGAAGATTCCCGCATTGCATCGTAGCGGTATAGAACCCGCCGCTGAATTCGTGAGAGACTTCCGTGACTACTCCTCTGAACACTTGGTAGTAGGGATACACTACAGGCGTAGAGTCCTTAGTATTCACAGCATTCGAGAGGCTTTGGGCAGCATCCGAGTCCAGGTAATCCTGCATGGGGAAATATCCCCGCATCAAGATGACCACCTCTAACCCAGTTTGAAGGACGTAGTTGCCGTCATAGGAGTACATCCCTGTCTCATGTTGAGGGATGCTCAAGGTCATGTTTGCCGTGGATATGCTTTCTGTCGTGGCATCAACACTTACCTGAGTGATGTACTTTTGAAAGTCCATCCTCTTAGGACACGCGGAACACGAAGCGAACTCGGTGTACCCATTGATGTACACAATAGCGTCAGGGGTATGTCTGACAACTGTCTGTTGGTTCAGCTGCCAGTTCCCCACATAAGGGCGATCCCCAATAGACACTACTCACCGCCAATAAGGGCAAACGGGTAGCTGCCCTCCGCTTGAAAGCGGGCCGCTAAAGACGCCCCTCCGCTGGTTACCACCTCTTCACGCCCTTGGTCAAGACCTGCAGCTGAACTCGTCTTCGGAGGCAACCCCGCCTCTTCGCGCCCTTGGTCAAGACCTGCAGCTGAACTGACCTTCGACAACTCCGCCTCTTCGCGCCCTTGATCAAGACCTGCAGCTGAACTCGTCTTGCCCGCGTCCGCAACGACAGATGAGTTCACTCTCTTTAAGGCAGTAGAGATGGACATGTCTTGGACCGGCTTCATCGGAAGGACGAAAGTGGGAGCCGAGGCATGATCATACATTTGGGATACGGTAAACTCCATAGACCACTCTACCCGGTGGGGCAGTCCTTCCTGAAAGCTGAAGTTAAAACTCTCAATGGTTCCCACGTAAGTCCATTGATCGTAGTCAATGGCAATAGCGCCCACCCCGAGATGGGCGCAACTTTCCCTTACAGTGTCGTATACGATGCCCCCGCTACGGTAGAAGTGGTAAAGGGCCATAAAGTTTTGCCACGCGGCCGAGTCCCTTCGAGAGGCCCACTGCACCCCTGTTGCGCAGGGAATGCCTTGGGTGGAATTAAACCGCTCGAACAACTCCCCCTCATTCAACCCTTGTCCATCAACATCTGACCCGATAGTTCCGGGAGGGGCACCGGTGATAAAACTCCCGGTGCTCCCCTTAATGCTTAGTTTGGGTTGCTCCTCTCCCCACCGTTGGAAGATGTACCCCTCCCGGCCCCGGTTTTGGTATTCTTGTATGCTGGTGTATGTTATGCTCAACTCTTGCGGGTTTATAAGCATTTGGAGAGGGGGAGTATTAATTAACCTTTGCACCTGAAGTGCAATATCGGCGTAAGTGTAAACGTCCGTGATAACTGACACTTCTTCCATATTGCCGCCAACCGCGTTAATTTCACGCCCTGCGGATACGATCTGTTGAAGGGCCGCATCGTTGCTCATGTACCCCTCTCCCGCCACCGGACTCTGAGTGTCGTTACTAAGCTGGAGCCATTGAGAGCCAGAGTCTATGGCCCCTGTATACGACGCTGTGTGGATAAGGTTGACGTCAAAGTCGGACCCCCCGTTTTCAACATTTGTACCTACGAATGCCTCCGGAGGGATGATGCGCACCACGAAAGGCGATAAATTTCGGAGTTGGGGAGAACTCCCATCTATAGGCGTGCCCACTTGTGTTTCAAATTGCCACTGAATCCAGGTGCCGGTGGCTACGCCGTCATACACGGAGGCCGGGTCATAACCCAGATCCCGCTGCCATTCATCCAGGCTGGCTGAGATGAGCACATCGTCAGCCGCACTGAGCCGCCGTGATCTCGGCGAGTCTTCCACCGCTCGCTGACGCGAACGAGGCATCCCTCCATCCACAGACTGACCGGCCCGAAGGCGCTCAACTGGCTCGCCATCCACAGTCACGTCCTCCACAGTCACGTCCAAGACAAAACCGTCCGTATCACCAGTCATGATATCACCACTGCCAACTGGCAGCCGCTACGCTCTTCCAGTTCTGAATTTCTGAGTCAATTGTCATCTTACAATTCAAGCTAAACATGAAAGGGTTGGACGCACTCTCCGTGACCGAAAAGTCATCGAACCACCCTAAGTAAACCCCTCCATCAAAAATGACTTTGATGATGCCCTGGAGGGCTACCTTCCCCTGAGTGTCATAAATCGACCCATTATTGTGGAAGAGGGCCAGCATGTCCAAGTAGGAGTCATAAGCGAGGGTTTCTCGTCGAGACCCCTCCACTCTCGACGGGTCCGTGATGTTAGAAAGTCCTGAGTACAACCTCATAAACCCTCCGGTGACTGACTCCATCGAAAGGCTCTGGGTGTCGTCTCCCCAGTGTTGCTCTACAAATCCTCCTCGCGTCTGAATTCTCTCAACCTTACGAGTGTATGCGAGTTGCATATTACTGGGATTTACATGACACACTAAACGGTGATCAGTGGGAAGGATGCTGGTCTCTCGATCAGGCCCCAAGATGTCAAATATGACGGGCCTTCTACCGGACTCCGGAAATTCTTCCGAGGCCCCTGCCGGAAAAGCACCTGTAAAAACTTGGCCCATTAAACCCCCTAATATGTCCGTGCTTTGTCAAGACCCCGCGCCTTGGCCCAGGAGTCCATCGCCCGCCAGATCGTTGCAGGATCCCCGTTAATCACTACTGTCCCAATCATCGGCCCACCGCCACCGCCACCTACGATACGGCTTAGAGCACCACTGGGCAGACCGGCAATCAAGTCCTCGCTTCGGAAGTTTACGAACTCCCCGCCCATCATACCAAAGTCATTGGCCTTGATCTCTCCTCCTGGCCCTGCCTTGATGCCGGCCCCGAAGCCAGCTGCGTTCAGTTGGTCGTAGGTGATGCCGAGAGCGTTCATGCGGTCGAGTTCCGTCTGTGAATAGCCACCCTTCGAGAAGTGAGACCCAATGGCGGCAGCCTTGGGTTTTCCATCTTTAAACATCGCCCTAATGTCGGCACTTGAAGCTCCTTGGTTGATGGCCAAATCCAAAAGTTGGCGGGCGTCTGCCTTATCGAATCCTGCCCTCAACTCATAAACAATGTCTTCTCGCACCTTATCAATGGCCTTGACCTCGGATGCTGACTCACTCTCTCCTGCCAACATCCCTCGAGTATTTTGGGCGATGATCTCATCTAAGGCGTCAGTTTGCGGCTCATATACGCTGACGCCTTTACCGTAACCGGTCCCCAACCCTCCACCAGCGGCCCAACCTTGACCTCCAGTGTTAAAATACCCACCATTATCGAGGGTTGTCCAATTGCTACTCCCATAAGAACCTCCTCCCTCACTCGCGAATCCTGAAACTTTCACAAACGGGTTAAACGCCTGACCCGTTTCCGGGGAAATGAGGGTCGTACCTTGAGTACCCATGTTGCCAGTAGTGTCACCATCACCAACGTGGATCTGTTCCCGATTCACTGAAGCTGTTTGGGCAATATTGGCCGCCACGTTGCCCTTGCCCATCTGATTAAAAGCATACAAGGCGGCTGGAGAGAAAATCTCCTCTTCGGTCAAATTTAAACTACTGGAATCAACCTGAAGGGCAGAGAACTCCACATTGCCGAACTTTGGGGCTGCGGCGCTCTTGCCCATGGAAACCCCTTCAGCAACAAGTTGGTGGAACTGCCGCTGAGTTCTCAAGTTACTTTCTACTACGTTACTCCTCTCAAGTTTCTCTTCATCTACTTCGCGCCCTTTCTCGGTCTCCCTTTTTATGTACGCATTTCTTGCTGCCAGTTCCGCTTCTATCTTTTCGTCAAAAAACTTGACTGCGGCGTCAGCCTCACTCTTTTGCGCAACCAGATTCGCTTGGCCGGTGCTGGTTCCCAACATACGGCCAATAAAGGAGACATTCCCATTTAAGAAGTCCAACGCCCCTGCGATCTTCCCCTTTAAGGTAGCCGTTATCTCACGGGTCTCGACGAGTTGCTGATTCGCAAGCATCTGAGCTTTAGTCATCTGCTCCTCTTGGGCTTGCGCCCACGAAGGATCGTCATTGAGAGCGCCACTTGACACTGCATCTACGAACCGCATGACGTCGCCGTCCTCATCTTTGATTTGATCGGCCCCCTCTGCCACTAACTGCTCATACTTACCTCTGAGGCCCTCGTCCAACTTCTTGAGGGTGTGGAACTCGTCTCCGGAGATCCCTGTGACACTTTCAAATTGCATCGCCCCCATCCCCTCATAGGAGGAAAGAGGAGCATTCCCCAAAACACCATAAGCGGCACTCAGGTTCTGGGCCATTTCCCCCTGCCGGCTCAAGGATGCCATACCGGTAGTGACTGACCCTTGGCCCGTTCCACTACGGGCTAACTCATAAAGGTCTTGAAGGTCACGCGCTGCCTGCTCATCCTTTGCTAACCCGCTGTCTCTAATATCGTGTATGAGCTTCCGCATATCCTTACGAGTCATGGCACCCAACTGCTGGATGTCTATGCCCAGCGTATTTCCACCCCTGATGGCACTTCCCGTGAGGCTGCCTCCAGCGGCATTAGTGGTATCAGTGAGGGCCGCGTTTGCTACCCCACCTTGGCCAATTACCAGACCGCGTTTTCCGAGTTGGCTCCGATCACTCAAAAGTTCCCCATATTTTTCAGCAAAATCCTGATTAGAGCTCATGAAGTCAGAACGCTGAATGCTTCGAGTATTTCCAAACCCGGCTTTCATAGCGGTGCCGAGTTTGTCTTCCTCGGACATTTGACGGAATTTCCCGGTAAGACCCAGTTGGGTCTTCGCCATATCCTCACCCAGTATGTCTACCATGTCGCTAAAGAGTGAAATAGTGTCCCCTAAACGGAAATTGTAGAGAGCCATTCCCGAAGAGCTTTGATTGATAGCGGCAAAGAAGTCTTTGGTACGCATACCGGAATTTCTGGCCTCCTCAGCCATCTGAGTGAAGGCCCCCATCAATTCTTTTGTTCCCCCGCCCAAATCCTTGAACATCGTTTTAGTGAATTCGCCAATCTCAGAGGCACTCGCGCCCAAAGTATGAACCCCAAATTTCATTAGGTTTATTTGGTCAGTCAAGGCTTGCGCTGTGGATCGAGACCCTCGCATCTGCATTTTGAACTCATGCAAGGTCAGCCCCGCCTCATTAAAGGCTCCCGTCCATTGCATAATCTCTCCCTTGGACATCCGCATATCGGTTCCCAATTTAATGACCGCTTTGCGATAGTCGGCAAGAGCGCCTGCCATGTCTTGTGACCTTTGAATGTTCATGTCCATCGCAGTTTGCGTAGACAGGATCTCTTTGTTCATCTCTTTGGTTTGGCCGTAGGCTTTAGCGAACAACCCAGCTACGGCACTTAATGTCCCCATGGCGGCTCCAGCGCCCATGAAAAACTTGCCCAGGCCCATTCCCGCCTTACCTATAGCCGCTCCCCCTCTCTTGGTAACCGAGCGAACCTTCCCAATCTTCCCCCTTGTCGCACTTCCGGCTTGACTGCCCCTGGTAAACGCACCTCCACCCCCACCTGCACCTCCACCCCCACCTGCCACGAACCCTTGGCTCTGTTGGCGGGATTGTTGTTGCTCTTGGCGCATGGCTTGACGTTGGGCTTGCTTCAGCAGCTTATCCTGATGCTGCTCCCTCATCTTCATCTCTTTACGGAGATACTTGGCGCGTTCTTGGTGGTGCCTCTTCTCTTCAATTTTGAGATTCTTAGTGCGCATCTGCAACTCTAAGGCCGCTAAGTTTTTCGCGGCCCGAGTGCGCTCTTGAGCCAAGCGGTGGTACTCTTTACGGGTGGCGGTAGCTGTCTTCTTTAGACCCGCCTCGTGGAGCTTCTCAACGGCACTTTGAAGTTGGGGAAAAGCCTTTTGAGCGCCTTTCTTCATCCCCTTAGTGGTTCCGGCGCTCAGGGCATCAATTGTGCCCTTCTCCACCGTGGACATGGCTTCGCTGACACCTGTTACGCTTCCCCAAACAGTATTGAGGTACACTGTAGCATTTAAGTCATTAGCCATGAGTACCTCCTACCCCTACCACATATAAACACACTACCCTTCCAAGGAAGGCTTACGGTTAGTGATCTTGTCCTGCAGACTTCCCCCTTTTGCTTCGCTCCCCTCTCCCGAAGGCTCCCGATCTGAGATCATTACCTTCATATCGGGGCCTAAAACTCCGGGCTTGATCTCATTCTCGATGTAACGGGAGTAGACTGCATCAAACTCAGGGTTGGAAGAGGTACGGGTGGTTGTCCTTCTTTTCGCCAATTCTGGACGTAGCTCGCTCAATTGCTGCGGAGAGTACCCCACCAACGCTTTCTGAGAAACGGGTAACTCGGCTTCTCTCTTGCTCCGCTCTTTCTGAGCTTTTCTCTTTTTCTTCTCCACACCCTCTCTAATGCGCTGGTAGTAATTGTCCACTAACAAATCATGGTAGTCCTTATCCCCAGAGAAAACTCTATTCATCTCATCAGTAAGATCCCCAAAGGTTTGCGCAAAGTTCATATTCTGCACCTCTACCTTTTCACCGTTCACCTCGATAAAGACTTTCTCCTTAGGCTCATCCCCGCGAATGATCCAGTTCACTGTCTCTTCAATTTTGCGCCGCTTTCTCTCGTCGCGCCTCTCCCTCTCTCTATCGGCGTCATCGTAGAGCTTCTTAGCGCCCTTGGTCGCCATAGCGGACACTACCATTCTTGTGTGGCTCCATTGCCGCTCATCCTCTTCTACGCGATCTGTGTTCATGTTATAAACACACCACCACCTAAAAATACGATTGGCCGATTTCAAATGGCCGGGGTCAAACGGCTTTCCTAAATTTTGCCAGGTGGACCTTCCAAAATCTTCGTAGCAATAGGACTCCACCAACCTGTAGGCTCGATCTATGCGAAACTTAAAAGCGACGATAACAGCCTTGAACAACTCGTCTACGAATTTCAAGGGGAGGTGGAGGAAAGTGAGGGCAACGTGGTGCTTCAGCTCCTCCGGAATGGGGAACCCGTCGATCTCACATAAAGAAATACCTAAGCAATGCGCACGAAAATAAGGGCGTCGTGCGGCAGCTTCAAACTCTAATGGGTTCAGCGACCGAAAGGTGTAGTAGGTGTCCCCGATTTGGAACGAGTGGTACAAATAGCCATTTCGTATGAGCTGCTCAACGTCCCTATACAAGAACCTGCGAGCTTCTCCTTGTTCGAGGAGGCGCTCCTCGGCCATTTCCCGGAGAAGTTCCGCACGATCCATGCCAACCCTTACTCGGCTGGTTTGAAGTTAGGATTTCTGGAATCCTTCCGGCTTTTGCCTTTCTTGCTCTTTTTTGGGCTTTTCCGTGGCGACAGCTCTTGTGAGGGGAGCCTGTAAGCCTCCGCCCCTTCCACGGTCCCCGCTGCCACTGCTTGAGAGAGGGGGTCTCTCAAATCCTCCTTAGCCAACATCGCCGCTCTCTCGCGTGCCTCTTTAAGGGCTTGAGCAGACGGTTGGGGGGTAGGGGGTGGCGCGGATGGGGGGACCACGCTCTCCCTTTTAGGGGCGGCACGACTCGGTTCCGGTTCTGGCTCGGGTTCCGGTTCTGGCTCAGGTTCTGGCTCCGGTTCCGGTTCTGGCTCAGGTTCTGGCTCTTCCCACTTTTCAACCGGGGAGTCGAAGCTCACCTTACTCACTTGACTTGCCAATTCCTCGTCTTGCTGAGTTTGACGGACGGACTCCTCAATCTCTTCCTGAACTGCGCGACCCGCATCCACCAATGCGGTAATTTGCTGGGCCGTGACGCTTGGATCTCCAGCAGCCCGCTTATCTAACTCTTCACGAAGGTTGGAAAGCCTTTCCTCAACACGGACAATCTCAGCCTTGAGGTCAGCAATAGAGTCTTTGGCGATCTTGTCAGCAGTGTCGGTAATCTTTTGTACTAAATCCCCGTAGCGCGCAAACGCAACAGTGACCATCCCTCGGGACCACGTGTCGTTGATAATTCTGCGAATCGCAACGCTCTTAGGAATCTTTACAGCAGTTCCATTATCGAGGGTTTCCCCGGTTTCAATGGTCTTGACCTCACGAAGGTCTGTGTCATTAATTTGCACAATGGCGCAAGCCAGGATGTCTGCGCGAAACTCATCGAAATATGAGAGGGCAGCTGACCGGCTGAGCTCATCATCATCTTCCAGACC